GTGAGTAAAACTTGTGATATTGTTCAAAAAAGTGGTAAAGCTATTTTCGCTATAAGCAATATTAGTATTGCATCTGAAGCTGTATTATCTGATGTAAATCCTAAATACGGTGAACCTATTGATCGTGATGTTGAAGTTCATTTAATGGTTGGTTCATCCGGTCTTATAGATATGCAAATAACTTTTGAAGGTATTTATAGAATAATGTCAGCTGAGGGTGATAATAAGGATATATCTACTAATATACAAGGTTTTAATGTTATAGTAGAAATTGATAATATTTGGATATATGGTGGTGGTGCTCATATAACTGTTACAGGTTATGATAAAGTTAATACACCTTTTGAATGTTATATATCACTTATGGCACAAATGATGTAGTTATGGAAGAAACAATTGTTTTTAATCTCTTTAATTCTATAAGTTTTGCTTTTATCGCTATTGTGCTTTTAGCTACTTATGGTATTAATGAGATTGCTACTAAGATTGCTAAGAAGAAACTACCGAGATACTTCAAGTCTCTTGTTAGCTTAATCGTAGGTATTGCAACTATAGTGCTTTACTTATACAAATTAGATGCTTCATTGGAAACGGTGCTGCTATCTTTTCTTATATGTACCTTTGGGTATGATTTAATTATCAAACCTATACTCAAAGCTATAAAACGGCATTTTGCTGATTCTAAAAGCGTATGATCGCGGACTAAAGGAGTGCTACTGCTAAATTGCGTAGTACTCTCTTTTGTCATATCAAGGAAAATCATTGCTCGCTTAAATCATCGACTAAACGTTCTATTAATGATTTAAATTCCTTTAGATATGACACCTGTGACTTATACTAATTTGAATAAGCTCTTATTAATTAGAGATATTCAAGAGATTGCTAAAACTTATATCAATGATGATAGAAGTTATCGTTGGATTTAGAAGAATAAAATTGCTGACGTATATCATATTGGTTATGTAACTTTTATGAATTACATTAGTGTTCCCTCTATTAATGCAAAGATTGACGAAGCTATCGCTAAGAAGAAACGTTGAATATAATGTTCAACTATTGAGTATTAATGTTCATGTTATAAATCATTTCATTGTTATCAGTACTAATAGTAATATATTTGTTGTGCATCTCAATGTCGAGGTGCATTAAAATAAATTAATACTATGAATACTGAAAACGAAACTGGTGTTAAAGTTCCAAAAGGACAAATTAACTACAACACTGTTGCAGGTTCTTTAGGTCTTGCTGCTTTTGCAGGACTTGGATTGAGAAATTGGTTAGGTAACGGTAATGGTTCGGTTGCTGCTGGAGCTACTGCTGTTGCTGAAACTCAATTAGTTTCTGGTCTTATGGCTGAACTTGCTAAAGAGAAGTCTGAACGTTATGCCGATAATGTAGGTATAAACACGTTTAAAGAGGCTTTAGCTTTAATCAAAGAAGAACGTGAAACTCGTCAAGCTAACGACAAGATTACATTTGAAACTCTTGCTCGTTTGGATAAGGAATCTGCACTTAACAAACAGGATATTGAAAACTTCAAGAAAGAAGTCGCTCGTGAGTTCAGTGATGTTCGTCACGATTTCAAAGCTGCTATTGCTCTTGAGGCTGAACGTAGAGAATCTGCTGATGAACGCATTTTCGATTATGCAAATTGCAATTTCGTTAAGTACATCAAAAAGATCAATGCTGCGGAGATTTGTCCGGTTGTTGAGTTAGCGGCTCGTACTGCTGGTCCGGCTATACCTGATCCTAACGCTCCTACCACTTCTACAGTAAACGCTTAATCTTGAAGTGGTATGACTAACGCAGAACTTGTTGTAGTAGCTGTTGGTAAATGGCTAACACCAATCGTTAAAACTATTGGAGGTGGGATTAAGATTCCTGTTACTTCTGGTATCGGAAAGTTTATGGGTAGTGTTTTTGGTTTAGACCTTTCTACTTATAATCTTCTGAATGAATTAGATTTTATTATAGAGCCTACACTTGATTATATTATTAAGCCTCAGTTGGCTAAGTTATCTAAGTTCATACCTGATGAGCAGATTCCTAAAGTAGTTAATAGCTATCTTGATGCAGCTATTTCTAAAGCTACTGCTAAAGGTTCTGTGAATCTATTTGGTTTTGAGTTCGAAGCTACTGCTTTTCAAAATCTTAAACGTGAAATTGATAACTCTCTTAAAAATAATGTAAGTCATGATGAAAGACCCGCATGAGCATAGTGATATGCCACACGAAAGTGAAGATGTAAGAAAGAGGGATTGTCGAAAGTATAAAGAACTCTACGGAAAACATTTTACTAAAGACCTATGTGAATGGGCTGTTAAACGTATGGAGAATCGTAATGGTACTACTCACCATTATAGTCTTGATGAAGTCAAATCTATTTGGCACAAATACAAGATGAATGATCTCCATAATGCTAACTGGTATGATGTTATGTATGTAATGAATATGGCTTACGCAGATTTCTATGGTCGTTTGTTTACCGAACATCATGAATGTGCTATGTATGCTTATCTTTACATTAGTGATCCCGACGGTTACGAAGGTATTGCTTTCCAAAGATGGTTAGCTGATATTAAAGCTCAAGACGATGAAGTGCCTTGGCAGAGATTCATCTAATTAGTTTTGGTCGCAGGTGTTATTTATATCAAGGCAATTTTAATTATTCCTAATCCGACTACTGGTTCCGCTGGTAGTCGGATTTTTTTGTTTATAGCAACTTATTCAAACACGCAAGTATGAATTATAAAACACGTTGTGTAATGAGTGGTATTTTTATTGCTATATTGAACTTGATTGGTGTTATTGTTTCATCTATTGGTGTTGTCTTCGTAAAAGAATGGATTGCTAAGAAGAGACGTAAGGTTGTTACTAATCTTCTTACATCTAAAGCAGAATGTTGGATGCAACTCGATAAAATAGCCTCAAACATTAGAGAATCTCTTAATGCTAAAGGTGTTTACGTTGCATACTTTCATAATGGTGGTAAGTTCTGTAATGGTATTAATATGGATAAGTTTACTGTTATCGCAGAAGATTACGATATTAGTATTACAGATCCTTATAAGAATCGTTATAAGAATGTTCTTACTTCTATTATGCCTTATACTATTCTACGCTTATATAGAGATAGTAAGTACATTTTCCGTATGAGTGCTTTGACAAAGTATCATTCTAATATGTATGTTGGAGATCTTCGTTCACGTGGATGTAATACTGCTATTAGCATTCTTATTCGTGACTTGAAAACTGATATGCCTATTGGCTTTCTTAGTGCTGAGTTCGAGCTTGACTTTGAACCTGACGCTGAAATGATGCAAACATTCTGGAAAAATCACAATCGTATTTCTCGCAATATGACTATGGTTATAGATGCGACAGAAGATACCATTAAAAACTAAAATACCATGACTGTTATTTACGCAAGAACTAGTCTGCCATCAAGGTGTGGTAGAGGTTTCAAAAATCAAAAGAACGTTATTAGAGTTACTAACCGGTATACTAATGCTGGTCCGTGGCACGGGGTTGTTCCAGTTAAGAATCGTCCTATTATGATCATAGGTAGTTCTGATACTCCTGAACTTGAATTGTCCACTAATCTTCTTAAATTTATCCCTAGAGGTGAAACTAAGGAGCTTGGTATTACTACTAACAAATCTTGGCGAATTGTTTAATGTATTATTATGGCAACACTTAATCAATTAGGAAGTAAGATTTCTAATATATTAGGTAAGCCCGGTGATCATAGCATTCAAGAGAGAGCTAAAGATGCTTGTAAGGCACTCTTTGCTACTTTTATTCGTCAGAGTATTGAGCGCAATGGTGTAGATGAGGTGCTTAAAGTTAGCTTTAATGTTCCTCTTATCTGCGTTCCGCTTACCGATATAGAAAACACATATGCGGGAATTGGTGCTAAAGATATGGTTCTTACTACTGAGCATCGAGTTCCTACACCTTTACGTATGCCTAATGATGCACCTTTTCTTCATGTTTATACTCAACATGATGACGGGAGTCTTATTACATATAAGTACGCTAATAATAGCGTAGTTCCGCTCCTTACCACAGTCTATTCCCCTACTGGGGTTTGGGGAGTGTATCAAATCGTTAATGGTAAACTTAAAATTATTATCAAAAATACTCTCAAAAACTTTGAGATTGATGCTAAAAATTATAAGTTTGTAACAATCGTGTATGTAGCTGAAAATCCTGCTGAGGTTATCACTATGTATATGGAAGATGATGGTCAAGATATTGAACTTCCTCTTTCAGCTGATATGATAGAACGTATAACTTATGAGGTTCTTAGAACTGAATTTGGTATTAAGCCTACAGAACACGAAGTTAAGATTATTAGTGATGCAACTTATGCTCCTAATGATCCTAATGGTACTCAACGTTTAATCCATAATAAAGTAGAATAAACTATATGGAATCCATGCACTATTACCACGACTATCTCGAACAATGTTACAACACTATAGAGAAATTAAGTACTGATCTTCATAACATTTATGTTAGACGTAATAATCTAGCTAATATCTGTTATGCTAATCTGAATCTTCTTGAATCGAATGGAATAACTAAAGAGATTATTGATGATCTTATTTTAGGTAAACGAGTTAAAGGTGTTAAGCTCTTACGTAAACTTAATTGGAGTGACGAAGCTAAGGCAGTATCTCTTCGTATTACGTTCAATCGTTTTGTTTATCTATCTACTATTCGTATTCCTAAACTTCTTGCTATTATTAGATATTACGATTGGATGTGTCGTATTCCTTATCCAATATTTAATCAAATACAAAGAGGTCTTAATAAGTCTCTAATTGAGAATCTTATTCGTGGTGATAGTGTTTCTTTAGGTACTTACATTGGTAAGTTTCAAGTTCAACGTGCTGTTGCTAGAGAATCTGTTGATTGGGCTGCTTCGTTTCGTCTTAGGGATGAGATGATTGCCGCTGGTATCGAAGTTAAGAGTTTTCTTAATCCTTATGGTAAGAATTGGCACGTTAAATCTGATAATCCGTATTATTGGTTCTGTAAATGGATACGTCATAATATGGGTGTTGATGTTGTACCTAATCAAATATTCTATAAATTTAAACCTAATCATTGTCATGTAAACATTATGACTAGTGATAAGGTGCTTAGGCATAAATCTATAGAAGAAGTTATTAAAGCGGATAATCTTGCATTTGATGCTAAACTCAAATACATGATTGAACATGATAAAACTATTATGGATAGGTATCCGCCTACTAAAAGCAAAAGAGAACGTATTAAAAACAATGAAGTAGATGAATACATTAGACCAAAACTTGATTAGTTCTAGTGTTATTATTCATAGGATTATAGAAGATTATGATGTTCATTCTATGGACTTTATGACTCGTATTCCTACTTGGATATGTGAAGCTCTTGCTGATTTAAATATTCAACAGCATCTTATTAATGTTGGTAAAGTTATCGATTTTGATGAGTATCGTTGTGAGATTCCAGAGGGTTGTGAGAATATACGTCTTGTTACAATTAATGGTAAACGTGCGGATTTTACTACTAATCCTGCTCCATTTGAGCATGATGATGGAAATTATATACCGCTCGCCATTTCATTCCCGATAGGAGTAAACCTTACAGAGAATGTCGTTTTTGACTTCATACGAACGATCTCCGGCAGTTTATATACGTATTCGATTAATGGGTCGTATTTGCATTTAAATGTCAGAAAAGGCACGCTAGGCGTCTTATTTCATGGATTGCCAATGATACTTGACGAGATTCTTAAAATCAATGTTCCTCTTATACCTAATAATGATGTTCTTATTGATGCTTTAAAGAACTTCGTTATGATGCGTATTCTTCAACGTAATTACCGCCATCCAGTTATGAATCTAAAAGAGAGTAATCCTTACACTAATCCAGCATTAGCATACGATAATGCTAAAATAAAAGTTCGAAATGCTTGCAATAGGCTTACTAAAGATAAACGAGATGATTGCAGTAAATCTATGTTGAACTTCTTCTTAAACATGAAAAACCGTTATGTGAATTAATTATGAATATAAATGATGGTTTATATCCTAATGCTAATCCCGGTGCAGTCAGAAATGGTGTTAAGTCATTTGCATTAAATATAATGTATAATGATGATGGTAATACTCTGATTAACGAGAATGGTTTTGAGGTTTATAAAAAAGACTTAGACGTCTACGGAACTTTAGTTGGTAAAATTGAAGTTCCGTTAGGCGTCATTTTATTTTTTAAAGGTACTCCTGATAAAATAGTTTATATATATCAAACAACTAAAGATAAAGATGATATTAAAACTATTGTATTTCAAGGTAACTTTAATTTTACTATAGATCATCCTATTAGTGGTACATTCACATATATTGATGAAACTAATTTATTTATAACATTTACTGAAGGTGTATCTAGTGATAATGAAACTCGTATTCTATATATCACAGAAGCTCAAAGTAAATATAAAGGATATATTGAAGATCCTATTATTGAAGATAATGTTACTACAATTACATTTAAAGAAGGTTTTGAATATATTCTTAATCTCATTCCTGATATAGTATTCCCCACATTAGATGTTAATATTATTGCTGGAGGTCTTAAAGCTGGAGGTTATCAATTTGCAACATCTATTAAATTACATGATGGAACATATAGTGATTATTCTCTATTATCTCCTGTATATTATGCCGCTCCTGATTATGGGGAGAACATTGCTATAGGTGATGTAACTAAAAAGGGATTTAGATTTAAATTTAGTAAAGCAGGTACTTACAAATTAGCTATAGTATATAAAAGTCCTACTACAGAAGAATGTTATGAAACTTTTGAAATTAATATTCCATCTGTCAATAGTACTTTTGATTTTACTACTATATCCAAGATGAAATCTATTTCTATAGATGATATAATTATAAGTAATACCGCTTATACTAAAGATGAAGCTCAAACATCTTTTGATGGTTATCTTCTTAGAGGTAATGTTGTTACTCCTGAATATAAAGATATTACTGATTTCTTCACAAGTATTGATGGTGAACTTCTTCTTCAAAAAATTAAAATTGATTTTGTTAAGTTTGCTGAATTTAGTGGTGTAAAAGATTTTGTTAATACTTCTATTAATCCTCATAGTGGAAGTGGTAAAGTTGGAGATTTCTTTAAATCTAAAGATATATCTAATAGTGGTTCTTTTAAGGAAGATGAAGTTTATTATTTTTTTATTACTTTTATTGATCATAAAGGTAAATATATAAATAGTTTTCCTATTAAAAATTCTCGTGGAACTTATGCTCATATAATCAATGCTTCTAAAACTAAAACTCTTGATTTGTATGGGGCTAAAGTTAATATGAATACTTTTGTTTCAGCTTTTAATACTAATATTAATATTACCAAATTTAAAAATAGTATTAAGAGTTATGCTATTTATTATGCTAAATCTACACCTGAGATTTCAAACTGGATTTCTCAATGTCTTACCATTCGTGATATAGGAACTAATGATGTAATTGGAGATAATTATGAAGACCCTTTTAGATCCGCAAGTCGTTTTAGATTATATCCTATTGAATATCTTGTTACTAATACTGTGTTACCTTCATTCTATATTAAAGGTCTTAGGTATAATAAAGAAGCTAAAATATGCCTTAATAATTATGAAGGTGGTTCTGGTACTGAATGGGGAAATGATACTATTCATCAAGCATGGAATGCAGGAGATAGAGATAGATTAAATTCTCTTATTCAAGAAAATCTTCTTAATGGCAAGGATCTTAATACTCCTGATAAATCAATTAATGCTGGTGAATATCTAGGAGCTTTTGATAGGCTTAGTAAATATACTAAGAAGACTGATATGCCTAAGACTAGTAAAGATTTTAATATGTTTACTGATTGGGGAGATCATATCAAAGGTCCTTGGGAATCTGGAGATCTTGTTCATTCTGTTCTTGATACAGAAACTACAGATATTGCGAATAATGCTCCATATCCTACAATTCTTAATGCAGATTTTTATCCTATTAATAATAGTGCTATATCTAACGCTGGATGCGATAGTAGTTTCAAGTTAATTAATGGTTCTACTATGCTTCAAGAGAATATATTTGGTTTAGCTAAAGAAGGTACTGACAGTGAAGGTGGAACTAGTTTACCTAATGAGTCTCTTACGGATATTGTTTATAAACAAGCTGATGAAGAAATTGATGGTATTAAACGAGATGTAAGAACTCAAACTAGGATTATTTCTGTTATAACCAAAGATGATGATTCGGATAGTTATAGACAAGAATTAACTACTATTAAAGAGAAACTTATATATGCTAATGGTTATAATAATGCTGAATATTTAAAACAAAATTCAGAAGGCACTTGGGAAGTTATAACAGATGAAAAAGAAGCTACTATAGTTTTAAGTAGTGAAATTACTGTTAAGACTCTTACGGCTGAAGAATATAATTCTATTATTATTGAAGTATCTAATAAAGATGATTCTAATTGGATTCTTCTTTATAATGAGAATGCGAAATATTATAACTTTGATACGTTTACTATATTTAATAGAGGTATTGTAGATTTAAATCGTTATTATGACGTTAATACAATTCCTGTACCTGATTTATTTAATTTATCTTTAGTTGCTGCATCTAGTATATATCCTATAGAGAATACTGATGAAATTATTCTTATTGGTGATACATTTCCAGCCTGTGTTACTCAACGTTGCACTTGTCCTTCAAATAAATTCAATAATGTTGGAGATGCTACTCATCATAATAATAATATCTATCATATTCATCGTATGATTATTACTTATTATATTAAAAGTAGAATGAATTTTCTTGCACTTCATAGTGGTAAAAATGTAAATAGTTCTATTATTAAATATAAAGGTACTACGGCTAATAATAATTTTTCTGGTAAAGTTAATAAATTCAATATCAATACTATTATCAATAAATTCACAAGTGGTCTTAGTGAGGAATATGCACCTCATACTATGGATATATATCCGACTACTTTTGATTATGATTCTATTATTGATTTAGGTTATAGAGATTATGTTATTGATAACTTTTGGCATACCGAAGATGGAAGTGCTTATGATGTTGAAATGAATTGGAAAGGTTTCAATGATATTACTCAATTTAAATCTACTGATAATCTAAAAGATACATTTGCTGCTAGAATTATTCGTTCTAATGTTAATAATATGGAATCGAATGATATTGGTTGGCGTAAATTTAAAGCTGATTCTTATAAAGATATTCCTATTACTAAAGGTTCTATTATAAATCTTTTATCAGATGCTAAATCTCTTTATATTCAAATGGAACATACTCTATTTGTAACATCTGTTAAAGATAGTCTTAATCAAGAAGAAGATGGAGCTTATATTGGTACTAGTGATATTTTTGAAAGAACTTCTATTGAAATTATCTTTAATAATACCGGTAAAATTGGATGTAATAATAAGTTTTCTTCTATTATTACTCGATATGGTTATTTTGTTTGTGATAACTTTACAGGTACTATATATCATGTTAAAGGTGAATCAGATGTATCTGATATTTCATCTATAGGTCTTCAAGGTTGGTTTAAAGAATATATTAAAGAAAATGCTATTAATCCTCTAAATACTAATGGTAATTTCTTTATATTCGATGATTATAATAGTCGTATCATATTTGTTTCTAATAATCCAGATAATACTTATACGATTTCATATAATCTTAAGACTAATCTTTGGATTAGTTTTCACTCTTATAATCCTATTATTACTTGGTCGAATCGTTTAGGTACATTTGTTGTTGATACAAATAATACTAAGATTTATAAGATTAATGCACCTAACAAATGTATATATTTTGATAATAAGATAATGCCATCTATTGCTCAATTTATATATAATGAAGAACCTCTTGTTAGTAAGTTATTTAATCATATTGAATGGAATAGCGCACTTGTTCATAATTGGAATCATTTTACTGCTGATAAGATTAAGTTTCTGTATAATAAGACTATTGATTATCTAATGATTAATACTGATACTCAAAGTACTGGTATTCTTCCAATGATTCTAGATGAAACTTGGTATGATGATCATACTCTTAAATACAAAGCTGGACGCTATTTATGGAATCTCATAGAAGATCATATAGACAACGATAGAGCGTTCCAAATTCTTAACCCATCTAATATACCTTTTGAAATAGATAGGCTCTTAGGAATGAAATATGAGCCTAAAGCGTGGTATGAATATAGCAAGATTCAGAATCAATTCGGGTATATAACAATGGTGTACTTAAATCGTTTTATTGATACTACTACTAACGAAGATATTAATGAAACTGATGTTAATGCTATCATAGATGAGTATTCAGATAATATTGATATTACTGATAAAGATTCTAATATTAAACAAGCTGAACTTAGATTATATGATATTAACGTTGTTGTTACTAAGAATACCAGATTATGAACTTAGAGGAACTCTGTTAATATACTAAGTATGCCTAAAAGTAAAACTAAAACTAATAGTAATGATAGAGAATATGTAAATAGACGTCTTGCTCTTGCTAGAAAGTTCTATGATTACATAAATGCTTTTGAAGATGATTATGCAGAGAATAGAACTAAAAGATTAGTTCGTGAAAACAAGAACTCTTTTGATTTTATTATTCCTGATAGTGATTATCCTGATTATTTAGTTTCACGGGCTTTACAAGCTATGTTTGAAACTGAATATGGTGCAGCTTTATTTGAAGCTAATGGAGATAGATATTATAATCCTGATGATGATAGTATTTTACTTACTAAAGATCAACATGGAAATTCTATTTCTCCAATGCGTATTAAAACGACTCCTTTGCATGATATAATTAGAGCTGCAAAGAAAGTTAAAGGTTCTAGTATTGATAAAGCTCTTGCTCTAGCATATACTGAATCTACATTTGGTGTTAATCCTCATTTACGAGGTTTTCTAGGTCGTAAAGGTGAAACTTCTAAAGAAGATGTAACTAGAACGATGAATGAAAATCTTAAAGCATATAATGAAAGTGATACATATAATCCTGCTCAATTATTAGGATTAGATCATATAGATCCTGATAATGTTACTAAAGTTAATACGTATTTATCTAAATTAGTTGGTAAAGACACTAATGCTAAAGAGTTATTCGAATATGAAGATGATGGCTTTGGTGGTAGAAATATCAATCTAACTCGTAAAGGTGAAGAATACTTTGGTAAACGCCTTAATAATTGGTTAAGTGAAGGTAAACTTCCTAATGCTTTAGTAAATGGTATGATTAATGCTGAGAACTATGTTGAATCTTATGATCCTACTATTCAAGCTTTAAAGTATTTTCAAAAGAATCCTGTTAAATATAATAGTTCTATATATAAAGCAGAAGATGCTGGTCAAGATATTAGTAAAATGTCTGATGCTATGAAAAGCATTATTGGTCTTAGAAAATATAATCCTGAATTAGATATGTGGATAGAAAAGAATAAACGTTATGGTGGTACTGTTAAAACACTTAAAGGTAGACATAAACGTTATGATCTAGGAGGTGCTAGAGATAATGTTAATAGTGTTACTGGAAGTAGCTGGGGTGCAGATAAAGGTATTCAAGGAGCTGAAACTAAAAGCGGTTTAGCTAAAGGCTTAAAAATAGGTTCTACTGTAGGTGCCGCAGCAGGAAGTATAGTTCCTGGAGTTGGAACTGCAATCGGTGGAGTAATTGGAGGTATTATCGGTGGTGTTTCAGGTTTGATTAGTGGTATCTTTGGTGGACGAAGAAAAAAACGTAAAGCTAGAGACGCTGCCATTAGAGCAGATATTACTAAGAATTATGAGCTTGGTCAAGATGATATTCGTATTGATCAACAAGCTTTAAATGATATTACAATTAATACAAATCCTATAGATATTTATGGAGATAATCCTATACCTACAGGTAATACTCAAACTGTTAGTAATCAATATAATATGATTGGTACCCCTACAAAAGAAAATTATGAATTTGCTTTTAGATGTGGAGGTAGACGTAAAAGATATGCTGATGGAGGTTCTATAAATCAAGTTGCATCTAATGCAGCAATAGTTGAAGGACCTAGTCATGAACAAGGCGGTGTTTCTTATGGAGCAAATGCAGAAGTGGAAGGTGGTGAAGCAATACTTAATGGAAGTAATGCTGATTATATATTTAGTGATACTCTTAAGCTAGGAGATAGAACTTTTGCAGATATTGCTAAACCTCTTATGTTACATAAAGGTTATCTTGAAGATAAACTTGCTAAAAGTTCTGTAATGCTAGGTGGTCTTTTACGACTTACAGATCGTAGTACTTATGCTATAGATCGTAACACTAATGCTCGTAATACTGAAAAGCAATCTGCTAGACACAATAGACTTCTTGCTGAAATTAATGGAGTTCAAGCTAAATTGAATAATCTTTATAATCAACAAGAAGCTATGAAAGCTGAAGCAGGTAATATAGCAGAACCTAAGCAAGAATTTGCTCTTGGTGGTTCTATATTTGCTTGTGGAGGTAGACGTAAATATCCTACTGGAGGTTTAGCTATTCCACCTTTACAATCTATAGCACTTACTCCTCAATTGGCTGAAATGGATATTCAAACTGTATCTCCTATTACATCTACTGTAAACACAGGAGCTATGAGTGGTGCTACAATGGGAGCTAATATAATTGCTAATTTTATGGCTCAAGATGCTATGAATAAACGTCAAGCTGTTGTATCCGGATTACCTCCTCATATTAAAGATGCTGTGCTTAGTGAAGTTGGTATGAGATGTGGTGGAAGAGTTAAGAAAGCTGATGGAGGTTCTGTTCAAGTATCTCCTTTTAGTGATTTAAATATTCAAGTTGATAATCCAACTAAACAGATGATTAATTCTAATCCTTATCTTATGACTCCTATGATACTTAGAAGATGTGGAGGTAAAACTAAACGTTATGATTTAGGTGGATTTATTTCAGATGAGAGTGGTAATCTAATAGGTGCTGCTGGTAATCTTATAGGTAGTCTTATGCAAGGTCGTAGTAAACGTAAACTTGCTAAGAGCATTTCTGATATGCCAATTCCTAAAAGAGAATATCTTGATAATGTAAATCTTGAATGGGATATAAATACTGATGCTGCTAGAAGAGAAGTTATTGATCAAATTTCTGCTATTGAAGATTTTGTTAAATCTAATTCATCTAGTGCTCCTGTAGCAAGACAAGCTATGCTTAGAGCTAGAAGTAAAGGTGCTAGTGCTTTAGGTAAACTAAAACAAGATGAGTTAATGCAAGAACTTAATATTAGAAATCAAGCTCGTCAAATGAATTCTGAAATTGCTGCTAAGAACAAACAGATTAAATATGAAAATGAAGTTGATGCTTTTGAGAAAGCTAATCTTGCTGCTTCTTTATTAGCTGAAGGCAATACAGGTATAAGAGATGCTCTTGTAGGTTTGACAGGTGATGTTCAGAAGATGCTTAATGATTATACTCTTCTCAATGATAAGCGTAATTCTAATATATTACATCTATTATCTAATGATAAGTCTATAGGCTTCTTAAAGAATCTATCAGATAAACAAATATCAAGACTTTTCGGTAAAGATGCTGTAGCTCTTAAAGGTAAAAGATGTGGTGGTAAAGTTAAGAAAAGATATGGTGGTAAAAGATGTGCTTAATTAACTGCTGTTATAACTCCGGATTAACGTCCGGAGCTTTGTTGTATATACAAATTTAATTCTTATGGCAATCATAAATAGTATTGAAAATATAGTTGTTAAGTCGGGTAAAGACTTTAAACGTAATGAAATGCAAGATATGTTTACTCCTCGTGCTAGAATGATGGATCAAAATCTTGCAGTTATATCTTCTTTGCAAGAACGTGCTATTCGTAATGAAAACGCATATAATGAAATGGCTATTAAGATGTCTGAATATAATGCGATTCAAGGTGCAGATGAAGAAGCTCTTGCAGGTAAAATTAATGAAACTCAAGAACACATTAAAGCTAAAGTTGATGAAGATGGAGGATGGTTCTTTGCTGACACAGCTGTTAGCGATGGTGCTCGTAAGTTTCTTACTGATGAGGATGTTAAAACAATTCTAAGTAATAAAGCTCAATTTGATGCTCTTATGCAACAGAATGAAGCTAGTGATGCTCCTGAAGAATATAAAGCTGCAAATAGAGCTATGATTCTTGAGAAGTTTAATAAAGCTGGTGGCAGTCTTGGTGGTAATGGTAAACAAGCAATTACTGCATTTGGTACTGCTCTCGGTAAAGGTCACGATCGTTCTATATATCAAAAAGAGCTTCTTGAAATGATGAAAGCGTGGAAAGCTGATAAGCGTTCTGTATTTAATGCTGAATTTATTAAAGATGCTACTGATTTAATGAATATTCCCGGTACATCTGAACAAGTACAAGCTACTGTTCAAAAGATTATTGCTGATAGAGGTGGTAATCTTTCCGGGGTTCTTACTCGTGATAGTACAATTGAATCTGTAACAGAAGATGAGATTCGCGAGGTATTCACTGCGGTTCTATCAGCTAAACCTGAATTTAGAACAGCTATGGCTAAAGAAGCTGAAATTGATAAGTGGCTTAATAGTAAACAAGGTGGTACTAATAGTTCACTTGTAACTAACGCTCTTAAACAATATGTTGCTACTGACCCTAAGATGCAACAAAGTATGTTATCATCTTCTGATTTTACTAAGCTAACTAAAAAGCAACAAGCTATCGCTTTACAAGATCCTGCTGTTATTCAAAAGTATATTGATCAAGGTATGGCAAATAGTATGAGTGCTTTGCAGCAACAACCTAATGAATCTGATGAAGCTTATCAAACTCGTATGGGTGCTACTTATAATAAAATCTATACAGAGCAAAATATAAGTTCATTACTGAATATGGCTAAGATTGGTGCTTATACTTCTGTTGAAAGTAAAACTGATGTTAAGTGGTTTGATAATCTTCTTATTGATTCTCTTAAAGCTAAAAGAGAACAACTTGAAAAGATTAAAGGTCAAATGACTGAATCTATTGGTTTTACTAGAGCTAATCTTCCTGGTAATGCTATGATTGCCGTAGTAGACGCAAATATTAAAACTGCTACAGAAGCTTTAGATAATGCCAAGGCTACTATGGCTAAATATGAAGGTGCAGAAGATGATCAGTCTCGTTATCTCTATCAACAAGCTGAAAAATCTTACATTGATGCTCAAAACATTATTCAACAAAATAATGCTATTTATGATTCAATGTTTAGACAACTTGATGGTAATAATCCTGATCATAGTGAAGTTATTGAAGATACTAAAGCTGAGCTTTTAAGTTATTATCGAGGAGATAATAAAGATGAACTTGCAGCTGCTATTAAAAGTCTTAAACGTCCAGAAGATATAATTAATACTTTCTTACGTTATGGTGAAGGTTCTGAATTAAAAGACTTTAGAGCTAGTTTATCTTATACTGGATTTATAGATAAAGGTAAAGTTGATAAAAGTAATCTTACTAGATACTTTTTAACTGCTGCAAATAATGTAGGTATTAAACCGCAAACAACACCTATTACTTTATTTACTCCTATCAGTAACAATAAAGCTGCATTTAGTGATGCTCTCGATGGTGTTGCTAGACTTCTTGAAGATAACGCTGGTATTTGGAATTTTGCTACTGCAAGTCTTGGTGATGATCCTGAGAATGCTAAGTTCTTAGAAAAGGTTATCGGTATGCCTTTGACTTCTAGTGAAGATTTTAAAGATATATTTAGTTCTCGTAAGAGTGGTTCTGGTAATAACGCTGTATATCAGATGTCAGCTAGAAATCTATCTATTGGTTCTGATGCTACAGGTCGTTTATATTTGAAAGTTACTATACCAGCTCAAGGTGATAATCAAGTTCCTAGAGAAGCTATATTATATACAGATGATGATGGTGCTAATATGGCTCTTAGAGACGCTATGAGAAAAGGTGCTCAATGCTCATACAATCAAGCTATGACTAATCCTTATGATGCTTATCAAAGACAAACTGCTAATGAAATTATGGCGTTTAGTGGAAATGTTGAACAGCTTGGTGCAGATCTTTCTCGTATTACTAATCCTCAAGAACGTTCTCTAAATAGATTTAATACTATTGGAGATCAAATGGTAAGTAACGTATCGCAAGCTCTTGATGTTATAACTAATGATACTAACATTGATCCTCGTGGTAACTATTATCCTATAACATCTGGTGATTTTAAATATAATATTACTAAGCATCCTAGTGGTACTTATAGTGTTAATGTTCAAAAATATAATCCGGATTTGAATCGTTACGTTAATATTGAATACGCTAAAGGTTCTTTAAATTATTCTTTTGCTGATAATGTTTCTTTACGTAATAATTTGTCTGCATTGATATATAAACTTAATCATGGTAATGAACTTAAAGAAAACTTCATTCCTACTCAGTATCTTACTCCTCAGCAAAAGAGTGCTTATGATGTTTCTTATTGGTCTAATGATCCTCTTATGTTAAGATAATATGCCTAACGATAAAATGTATGAAGCAATACCTCTATTTGGAGAGGATGGTAAGATTCAATATAATGGTGAAGTTAAACCTATATTTGATCAAATAGGTTCTCAATCACCAGATAATCGTATGGATAATGACGAATATCTGAATCTTACCAAAAAGCATAACGGTAGCATAGGTATTACTCCTAGTAACTATCGTAATTATGTAGAGAGTCGTGCGAGAAATCAATCTACTTGGAATCGTATTGGTAACTCTCTTGTTCAAACTGTTGGAGAAATAATTGGAGGTACAATAGAAAGTGCGGGTTCATTACTCGCACTTCCTGCTAAACTTGTGGGAAGTGATGAAGCTTATACTCGTAACTTCTTAGAACGAATTGGTAATTCTATTAATGAAGGTACTAGAGAAGCATTTCCTATTTATATGACTGAACAAGCTCAACATGGTAGTTTGTTAGATCGTATAGGAGGAGGTGGCTATTGGGCGTCTATGGTTCCCTCTATATTAGGTAGTGCTGCTAGTATAATGCTACCTGCTCGTGGTGCTTCTCTATTACTTGGAAAAGCTTTTAGAGGGGCTGTTAATCTCGGAAGTAAATCTAAATACGTTAAAGATGTATTTGGTATTGCTAATGAAATGCAGAAAGCAAAAGCTTTAAGTGGTGCTAGTAAAATCGCTGATGTTTATGGTTCTGCTGTAATTAGTAGAGTACTTGATTCTTCACGTGAAGCTTATGGTACTTACGAACAAGAACGTGAATGGTTTCTTAATAATTATAAGAACTATGTTGAACGTGATGAAAATGGTAATGCTATTCTTAAAGCTCCGGGATTAGAAGAAGTTCCTTTAAATGATACTAATATCGAAAGTATTGCTGATAGATATGCAGATAATGCAGCTTCTAAAGGTTATTGGAGATCTATGTCTAATATAGCTTATGACGTAGTTGAATGGATGAATATCTTAGGTACTGCTAAAACTCTTACTAAAGCTACTAGAGATAACATTCGTAAAGCTATGGCAACTGGTGATAAATTTGCTATAGTTCGTACATTAAATGCTATACCCAATGCTGATAAAGGTCAAATTCTTAGAGCTATTGGAGGTTTCGCTGGAGGTTCTCTTGCTGAAATGGCAGACGAAATGACTATGAGCATTGCGATGCAAGAAGGTACTCATGCAGCTCGTAAAGATTTTGGTTTGCTTTCTGATACTGATGCTCTTACTGATTTTAGCATGAGAGCTAGTAGTTATCTTAAAGATCCTGATATTTGGACTGAAGGTATTGGAGGTCTTTTAGGTGGTGCCGGTATGCAAGCTATAATGCCATTTATTGAAACTAAGATTAATAAACGTGGTATTGAAAGAGAGCATGAATATCTTAAAGGTATTGAACGAGCTACAGAAGCTATGCGTTCAGGTCTTGACGGTATTGTTGAATCTCTTGCAGAAGGTGATATAGTTGGTGCTAAACTGAAAGAACAAGAAGCTATTCTTAATCAAGTTGCAGCTAATAGTCTTGATGGTTCACTTGAGTTCTATAAAGAGATGCTTAGAAACATGAGTGCTTCTCTTAAAGAAATTCAATCTATTAAAGATCGAAGAGATCGAGGTGAAGCTATTAGTGCCGAAGAACAAATTGCACTTGATAAAGGTGAATCTTTACTTGCAAATGCTGATTACTTTGAACAGACTCTTAATAAGATTGAAGCTGTTGAAGATATTTACAATAAACATTTCGATGCAGTCAATGGTACTACCGACAAAAATCTCTATGAATATCAACGTCGTATTGCTACTCTTGAAGCTCAAAAAAGACTTAATGAACTAGAACTCGAAGCTATTACAGCTAATCCTGCTGAATATCAAAAGCGTGCTGCTGAATCTAAAGAGTATCTTAGTAATTATGTTGATTCTAAATATACAGACGATAATATTCGTATAGCTAAGAAAGCTGATATAAATACTTATGCTGAAAATAATGCAACTCTTGAAGATGCTAAAGCTGCATTAAGTGTTTACGATAAAATGATTGCTAGTCTTAAGAAACAAATAAGTGAACTTGAAAATGCAATCACTAATGCTCCTAAAGATGTTACTGCTGAACAATTATTAGGTCTTAAAATAGCTCTTAAAGGTGCTAATAGTAAACTTGAATCTTACAATAAAACTCTTAGTGATATTAGTAATATTCGAGATACAGCGACTAAAAACATTGAAGCTCTTAATTTAAATAAAGATGATAAAGAGGCTGCTCAACAAGCTAGAACTCTTTTATCTAATCTTACTAATCCGGAAGAAGCTAAGCGATTCTATGAAAATAGAAGAACTGCTATTGATGCTGAACTTGATTATTATCGTAATGGTAATGGATTTGAAGATATTAAAGATCAAATAAAATTATATGAAGATGAAATCAAAGCTTCTACTGATAAAGATCTAACTGATGAACTTAATACGTATCAAACTTCTGAAGCTTTACAAGCGGATGAATCAAAGTTCTCTGATTCAGACACAAGAAAAACTGCATATAATGCCCGTCTTGCTAGACTACAAAGACAAGAATCTGACACTAAAGCCGCTAATGCTCGTAGAGAAGCTGCACTCAAAGCAGAACAAGAACGTCAAGCGAGACAACAAGAAGAACGTGATGCGCTTGCAACAGAAGAAGATTCAAATGCTGCACCGATAGGTAGCGGTACATTTGGTAGATCTTATAGAGAATTTGAAGGTATTAAACCTTTATCCAATGAAGCTTCTAGTCTCTATAATGCACTTATGTCTGAATCTCAAGTTACAGATTCACCTCTTGCTAACGTTATTGAGAATAGACGTAAAAGCAAATCTCTTACTTCTAAAGATGCAATGCTTCTTGAAGAAATTAAAGAATTCAATGATGCTACTAATAGAGCTTTAGATAATTCATTTGATACTCTTACGACTACAAATCTTAAATGGATTGTTACTCGTATTGCTGCTAAATACTCTATATTCGATAATATATTCTTTGGTCGTAGATTCAATTGGATTGACGCTGTTACTAAAACAGAAGTTGAATATGCGCCCAGTGTAAATAACGGTGATCTTAGTGCTGAACTTAATAGTTATTTGTGGCATCTTAGTCGTTATACTGCTCAAGTTCTTGAACAAAGTGGTAGACCTCTGCCTAGTTTCCTAGCTGATGTTCACTTTGGTTTAAGTGAAACTACAAAGAGTGATATTAATGCTCTTACTAACAAAATTATGCAGGAAGCTAAGAGTATGCAAACTAAATTTGATATTATCAATAATACTATAGAAGATAACTTAGGTCGTAAGAATCCTAAATATGCTTTATATGTATCTATTGGTGGTGTTGAATATAGAGTGCTTAATACTCCGAATCCTCGTAAAGATGTTGGTATTGTTATTGAAGGTTTTGAGAATCAACTTAATCGTTATGTGCTTACTCCCGCTAATATGGCAACTCCTAACGATGATTATATTCTCATTGCTAGACAAACACAAAGCTCCGCTCCTGACCAGTCCTTGCCTCCTACCGGGGGCTACAAAGCTCAACAGAGTTCCACTGATGAAACTATTACTCCTAAAACTGAGATTACAGAGACTGTTTCTAGTGCTAATGGTATTACTACTGAATTTGTAAGTGATGAAAGTTCTACTAATACCGATGATGCACCAATCGAGTTTGTAACGGCTTCAAATCAGCCCCTTATAGACTTCAAAATCGAGGGCATTGATACTAAATCCATGCTTGAATTTTTAACGTCTCTAATGAGCCAAGAGGGGGTAAATTTGGCACTATTCGACACGGATTTGATAAACGCTTTAGTGCTGATTCCAAAGCTGCTTAGAAACACTAAAGTTGGTAGTAAATACGCTTCTGATGCTTATATTAAAGCTCTAATGAATAAGTACTTTACAGACGCTAAACTTACCGGTGTTGAAACTAAGATTATTGAAACTGCTAAGAAAGTTGCAGCTGCTGTTAGTATTAATATCGATGAAGGGGGAAATTCAATTCGATTGAATACTGCTGAAAACTGTCGTAATGCTATCAATGCTCTTGATAATCTTAAGAGTTTATATAAAGATGAATCTAAATGGCAATCAGATATGCAATCTCTTACAGATGCTTTGAATACTGTTTATGAATCTGATCTTGTTGCTAAGTTTGCACAAGTTCTTACTCAATCTAAAGATTATAATTCTGATGCTATTGCTATACGTCTTGATGAAACTCTTCATAACAAATTTGCTATAATTGCTCAAGACTTAGGTGGTATCTTTGTTGATAATCTTAATCTCTTTAGTACACTTGTTGCTTTTATTAGTGATAGAAGTGGTTTTAGAATTAATAAGATTAACTATTATGATCTTGTTAATGGTATGCGTGAATATCGTGGTGATAATTACAAAGAACTCATACCTGAAATCATGTCTATTATGAATATTACTAATTATCTTCATAATGAATTTAAGAATAGACGTGATTACTATAGTGCTAGATTTGCAGTAACTAAAGATGCTACTTATAAAGAGCTTTATAATAATTATAATTTCTTTTATGATCTTATAGATGTTGCTCCTACTAATGGTTTACCTTTAACAGAAGCTCAAGTTCTTGATTTTATTAATCGTACACCTGAGATTAAAGGTAGAACATATCATGAAGGTCTTGATATTAACTTTAGTCCTAACGGTGCTCCTGAGAATATTCTAGGTAATAGTACTGCTACTAACTTAGGTATTTATGAGTTACTTGATGGTATTAAAGAAGGTGATGAGGTTACTGTAGTTCAAACTGATTTAGAAGAGAATCCTAATAGAGCTTCTTATGATGTTGTAATGAATCGTAATGGTAAAGAGTATAAATTAGGTTCTATCCCTAAACTCGAAACTATTACAAATGGTATAGCGTATACAATTCAAGGTGCGAATGGTGTGTATTATCCACGTAAATTTGCATTTACAGATGATATGGCTAAGACTTTTGCTGAATATCAAAGAGAGCTATTTAGATTCATGTATCATTACGATATTGCTTTTAATCCTCGTAATAATATATCTGCTAAAGATAGAGAGAACTCTGAACGTAACATTGATATTATCTTTGATCAGTTTAGAAAAGATCGCTTTAAGAAGCTAATGGATACACTTAAAGAACTTGTGTATTCTAATCTTACATCTAAGCAGATTAAAGATATTATGAATAGTCAGACAATGATCGGAGTTGTTGATTCTGAATATACAGGTGATACTGACGGTGAAATTTCTATTGATAATGTAGCTCTTTCATTTAATCAAATATATCAAATTTGTACTGATTTATTTCCTGCTTCTAGGATTAATCATTCAAATATGGATAGTATTATGAATGCTACGGCTATTACGAAACATTTCAATGACGCTGTTAATCGTCATGAAATGATCTTTCGTAATAATCAAGCTATTCGTAATGATATTCGCTTTACAGGTTCTAATACTTTTAGAATAAGTCATATTAGTGCTGGTAGAATACTAATTAATGATGAAGCTCGCAACGAAGATCATGAAGCTAAACATGGATTACCTATTATGCATCATCGTAATTCTTTATTAGATTCTATTAAGCCTACTAAAGATGTTCTTGATTCTAAAGGTAAACCTAGAGTTCAAATACTAGCTATTGATGAGAATGGTGTTGGTAGAGATCCTAAAACTGGTGGTATTGTTCAGAATATAGATAAGTTTGCAACACCTCATGTAGCTGATACTTTTATTGGTAATAGACGTCATGAAGTTGTTGTTATACCTCAAACTGATTCACTCAATACTGTATTCCCTATATATCCTAATACTATTATGGGTTCTATCACTGATGAAACAGAAGAAGCTCGTATTAGTAAATTAAATAAATATACAAAATATATTGGTGATGCTATTAAAGAAATTCTTGCTCTTAATACTGGTAATATAACTGAAGCTAGGCTTGATATTTCTAATAGACTTCAAAATATTATTATATGTAATGAACGTAGTAGTGCCGTTCAAGATGATATTTATTTTCAATCTGGTAACAATGGTGATGGTAGTAAACGTTATGTAATGCTCAAAGCTGTTCTTGGTGATAGTAAAGGTAAAGAAGCTTATCATAAGTTTATTCAAACTACTATTGATGGACGTGACGCTGTTATTCATTATACCTCTAGTAATAAACTTGATGTTGCTAACTATAATGGTGCTTTAAATCATCCTAGTTATCCACATACTGTTTATTACTTAGATACTCCTGCTGATGTTCAAAAGTTTAATAATAAACTTAATAGTATAATTCCTAATCTAGTTCGTCAATTCGGTCTTAAAGATGGAGTTGCTGTAGCTAAAGATTCTACTGGTAGTTCTTATACTACTGGATATACAGATCCCGTTACAGGTGAACATTATGAAGATATATATGATTATTATATGGCAACTAATGCTAGATATTCAGATGTAGCTTCAGTTAAAGATAGATATGGAAATGTTGTAAGTAATGTTACTATTGCTGGAAATGCCCCTATTAAATTTTCTATTGCAACTAAAGCATTTGATACTAAAACTGATGTTCCTCAGCGTTTCTATGATCCCGTTGAATTGCTTAAAACAGTTCAAGATGCTGATCGTTATAAAGAAGATTGGTCTAGTATCTCTAAACTTGCTAATATACTTGAATATGAAGCTGGTATTAATCCAGTTTATATTAAGCATAATGTAAGTGAAGCTAAGATTAATATTGAAAGCGAAGGTTATACTGATCCTGTTAAGACTGCTGATGATGGTTTTTATCGTAATCAATTTAGGATTGATATTAACTACAATTATGATCATGCTAATCGTAAGGAACATCAAGGTTATTTAACTCGTACTCTAGCTCATGAGATGATTCATACTTATATTATGAAATTCTTTAATGCTACTCATCGAGATATTAATAATCCTGAATTACTTGCTAAACGTGAAGCTCTTATTGATTATAATAATAAAGAATGGCAAGAGTGGTTTGCTGATTTTAATCAAGCTGTTATAAATACTCGTGCTGAACTTACAGGTAAAACTGATTTAAATGATCGTGAGAGATTCTTAAAGGATATGCTTAGTGATAAAGGTATTGCTAATAGATTTATTGAAATTGTTAGTCAAGAAATCTCTAGTATATCTGAATCTATTGATACTAAACTTAAAGATCGTGCTAAGGGTGCTAAGAATGTTATTAATGGTAAAGATGCTATCTCTGAAATTGTAACGTATGCTTTAACCGATCCTCGTATCTTTAGACTTCTCAATGAACTCCATTCTACTACTGAACGTGTTAAAGGTTCTGAGAATCTTGAAACTCCTACGTTTTGGGAGAAGTTTAAACGAGTTCTTCTTAATATATTTGAGAAGATCTTTGGTTTCAAAGATACTGAAGTTAAAACTGATTCTCTTATGGAACGTTTTAATGATGTTCTTAATAGAATCTATAATAAAGACTTTAGAGATATGGAACCTGATGGTATTACTTATGGTATTCGGATGAACTCTCCAGTCCCCAGTAGAGAAGGAGCTGTGGTAGGGAGCGGAACGTCTGCTGTATCTACTGTTGAATCTACGACTACAGAAGTTCAAAATGCTGTTAATACAATTGCAAATGGTGATGCAAACGCTACTGCTGAATCTCCTACGCAAACTACTCCTCGTCGTAGGGCTAGACTTGGTACTAGTTCCGATAGTAATATCAAAGCTGCACAAGTTCTCGAAGCTGTAAAATATTTACATGATTCGGTTGATAGCTTGAATAAAAATAGTAACTTAGATGAAACTAATAAACGTATTTGTTAAACGTATAAAACTTCTACTATGGGTTTAGATTGTAATATTATCCCTCAGATTAAAGTTGGTGATAGCTATACTGATAGTAAGTGTTTTCAAGATCTATGGGATAGGGCAAAGAAGCTCTATCCTAATGATCCTGTTAAAGCACGTGCTGTTGCTAAAGCTGATTATGATGCTCTTAAATCTGCTTCGTTTACATCCGAGTATGGGGACTGGGTTTTGCTTCGTGCTGTCCAAAATGCAGGACTAACAGACGCTCAATTTGCCACTTTTCAGAGCGTCTATGGCAATAATATAGACCGTTTGACCAAAAGTATTACCGTACCATTAAACGAGCAGGGAGAGCCGGAAATAAGGTCATTTCATAAACATATACCTGCTAAGAAAGCACAAGTTCTGTATGATAATGGTTATCCTTTTATTGCTGATAGTGAGCAAATGTATTTGAATCGTATCTTTGCTGCTATTGCTTTTAGACTTGAACCTCAATTCAAAAATCTTACTTACAAAGATTTTAAGAATGGTGTTACAATTCGTTCTTTAATTGCTACTGTATTGCGTCAGTATGCTCAAAATGATAATCCTGATGTTGGTTATTTAGGATTTGCAGCTCAATACAATAATCGTCTTGATGAACTTGAAGCTGCTGGAGCAACTGATGAAGCTATAGATAATGATGCTCTTCTTATCAGTTATGAAAGTAAGATGAATAATCTTCTTAAACTTGCAGATCAACTTGATAATCTTGATGATCAAGGTATTTGGCAGAGTTTCATTAATTATTATAAAGCCGAATTTATGGCTGATATTAATGATTTCGATGTTGAAGATCACATGACTATGGGAGAGATTAATGGTGCTTCCATGACTGATGAGCAAAATATCAATAAGTCTTGGAATAGTTCTCTTCAATTTAAAGTTGATCGTAAGAATACTGCTTCTTCTCGATTCAAACGTATGCTTACAGAAATGATTTATAATAATCAAAGTAATCTGTTTGCTACACTTGAAGATTCTCAATTTAATGGTACTGCTTCTTATTATAATAAATATGGTTTAGCAATGCCATTTGATATTAATGTTCTTTGGAACTCTTTGATTGATGCTACTCGTTATGCAGCTAATAAAGAAGAGCTTATAAATAGTCTTAAAGTTACTTCTGAATCTGTTTATAATGGTCAGCTTCAACCTATTATTGATCAAATTGAGATTTTTCCGAATGATGATGTTAGTACTATTGAACGTAAAGAAATATTCTACAATATGTACATGGCATCTGTTGATATGGCTACGACTGTTGTTACTCAAAGTGAGACTATGAGTTACAATATGTCAGAAAGTGATTATAGTCTTGCTTATTCTGTTAAAGAGAGTAATCGTCAGTCATTTGCTACTACTAATATCTACAATCAATATCGTAGTATTCTTAGTAATAAATTTCAATATGTTGGTAGTCGTGCTGCTGTTCAGTATGATATCAATGCTATATATAAAACCGGTAAATCTATTACTGATAAAGTAAATACTTTACTGTATAAATCTAACAATGTTGGTATCAATTGGTCTCCTAATACTATATTTAATTATTTATCTATTAAATTTAGTGTTCCTTTTGATGTAATTAAAGCTTTATATCATGACGGAAATGATGATAGTAAAGTTAATAAACTTGTATATCAAAAAATTGAGACTGAACTTGTCAATATTGATGGTGTATTCGATAAGATTCTTAATCAAATTAAAGCTAATGTTACTGATAAGCAAAGTGAAAAAGCTAAAGATCGTCAATCACGTAGAATCAAAAGATTGTTTTATGAAGGCTTCAAAGCAGGAGATGAAATTGATTCTGTTGTGGATGATATGCGTGGTCGTATTAATATTCTTGCAACTGTAGGTGGTTGTGATCCGGCTATTAAAGTTGATTTGTCTTACATTAATGTTCAAGGTGAACAAGAATATACTCCTGAGTTCTATAATCATATTACATCAATGCTTCAAGGTATTGTTAATCGTATTGGTGAAGTTAATGTAGAACTCATGAAATATCGTTTCAATGATTTCTTAAAATCTAAAGGTACTAAATATCATCCTCTTATTTGGAATCTTGGTAATGGTATGGGTGGTGATGGTAAAGGTTTCTTTAATTTTAGAAAAGATGAAAATGGTAATGCTATACTTGACGAAAATGGTTATCGTATTCTTGATGCTGTAAATCCTGTTAATGTTGAAGCTGTTAAAGCTTTTCAATATGCTCGATTTAATGGTATGTCTAATCGTGATCAAGGTATTGGAACTCCTTATGTTGATATGCATGATTACATTTGGACACGTGATGTTATTCTTCGTCAATTCCAAGGACGTTATTCATTACCTTCTGCTGATGCTTCTCGTATATATGAGTTTGTAACCGGAAATACTCTTACTGAACCTAATGCTATTAAAAGAAGTCTTCCATTTAAACTTATAGATACCGACGGTACTTTCGTTAATTATCGAATAGCTCGTACTAATGATCTTGAATCTAATTATTTATTTCAACGTGTAAAAGATACTTTTCGTACTGAAATGGAAATGATGCTTGAAGCTAGACGTCTGCTATTTGATTATAATGCTAATACTCAAACTCTTTCTATTAAGAAAGAATTTCTTAGATCTGAAGATGATGTTCGTCAAGAATTTAATTCTTTAAGTTCAGATGAGCGTAGTAGAATGATTAGTGATCATAATGGTGATGCGGAAGCTGCTTTTAGAGATTTCTATGAAAGTCGTTCTTTTGATAAAGATATATTTGAAGGTCTTCAAGCTCCTATATTTTGGGATGGTAAAGCTCTTCTTAAAAACGGTAAGCCTACAGGTAATATCTTTAAGTTTGGTAATCTTAATTTTAGATATACTGATGCTAACGGTAATACTACTGTAAGAAGCATTATAGATTATATCGAAGATGCTTTTAATGAACTTCATCCTAATGCCGCAAGTTCATTCGGTAAATTCGAACCATTCATGATTTGTGGTGAAGATTTCAATACTGCTTACGGCGATGTTATTGATAATGCTTATATGCGAATGTTTGTTGATAGAATCAATAGTCATCTTCAAGATGCTTTTGATTATCTAGCTCCTGTTAGAGATAATATTCAATCGACTCTTACATATAAGAATCAACTTAAAGCTCTTAATGAAACGCTTCCTGAAGATTATAAAAATGATCGTTATTGGGGTTATGTTGTTTCTAATCTTCTTTGTAATCATTACGTAGCTGATATAGCTATTCAAGAGATATTCACTGGTTATACTTTTGAATTTAAGAATGCTCTTGATTGGGCTAAGCGTGCATCTCAAGGTGTAAGACCGGGTTCTACTACTCGTTCTAATACTACATATACACAGATTGTTGTATCTGATGTTAATCTTAAAGACAATATGTTACAGAAGATGCTCGAACCATTTGCAAATGATAAAGCAACTTCTGATGAACTTAATAGACGCTTTGGTTCTAAGACTATTACAACTGCTAATGCTTTCAATGTTATTACACAAGATGAGTGTATTAGACGTTTCAAAGCTATGGGTGATTATGATAGTTTTACTTTACCTTCTGGTAGAACTTTGGCTGATATTGTTGCTGATGAGAATACACCTATTAGTCCTAGTGATTATGCACGTATTGTTGAACAGTTAAAGTATTACTTCTATAAACGTGGTAAGTCTACGCTTAATAATAGATTTAATACTGATATTGTGTTTTCTCATCAAGATAAGAATAGTACCCTTGTTATATTCAAACGTATGTACAAAGGTACTGGTTATGAAACTCTTTATGATTGGATGAAACAAGAAGGTATTGATTCTATTAACTTTGAATCTGGTCATAAAGTTGGTGGTATGCCTAAAGTTCAACTCTTTGATATATCTAGAGATATTGCAGTTGATTCTAAAGGTTTCCCTATTTTAGATGCAAATGGTAAATATACTTATACTAATGGTACAAAAGCTACTCTTAATATTCAGTATAATGAAGCTACCAAACGTCTTGAATTAAAAGGTTATCCTAAAGGTGTTGAAGATTTTAAACACACTCTTAGTCATAGTAACCTCTATATTCAACAACAAATTCCTTCACATCTTATGGATGAAGAGAATAAGATTGGTACTCAGCTTCAAAAGCGTATTCTTGATAACCTTGTATTTAATGGAGATTATACTATAGGTAGTACTGTTCGTAAAGGTAAAACTGGAGATTATTCTTATGATGGTTCAGGAGCTTTTGAGTATTATCAGATGTTACTTTCTGCTAACGCAAATGATGAGATGTATCGTTTGTTGGCTGATTGGGGTGCTATTACTAATGACGGTAATATTAAATATACTTCAATTGAAACTGACGGTGGTCTCAGAAATGTTATCGGTGTTGATCTTGATTTAGTTCTTGCAGATCTTCGTAGATATTTTAATGAAACTGAAATTGATAGAAATTTCATAAAAGCTACTGTTGTTGTTAATGGTAAACCTTTTATACCTTTTTATCATCCTACGATTAAGAGTCGTATTGAATCAGTTCTATTAGCTCGTATTACACGTCGTGTTACTAATCTTAAACTTAAAGGTGCTCACGTTACTATTCAACCTGATACTTTCTTACAACCCGCTGCTGTTACGTTGGACAAAAAAGGGATTATTAAAGGGACTCAAGCTAATGTTCAACGTATGTATCTTGAAGGTCAAATTAAGTTCTCTGATGATTATTGGCAATCTCGGGCTGAACTTAATGAAGATGGCACGATTAAAAGAGATGCTAACGGTACGCCTATAATTAAGAAAAATGCTGACTTTAAACTTCAAAGTGAATATTGGGAAACTAAAGCTGATGGTACTAAAGTCTTTCATCCTGCTGAGATTATACTTAATAATTGGGATTCTAGATTTAAATTAGATGCTAATGGTAATCTTGATTTGAATAGTGTTCCGGAGAATCTTAGAACGATGTTTGGTATTCGTATTCCTACTGAGGGTCATCAATCTATGTTCATTGCTAAAGTTGTAGGAGTTCTGAATAATGGTGCTAGTCAAGCTATAGTTCCTGAACATCTTGTTACTCGTACTGGTTGGGACTACGATATTGATAGTATCTACTTATCTATGAAAGAATTTGACGTTATTGATGGACAATATGTTGAATATACTAAAAATGATAGTGATACTTATAAACGTCAATCTTTGGAATATGTTTCTGATGTTTACTTCGGTAAGGTTAAAGATAGACTTAAAAACGCATATCTGAAAGAAAAGATTCCATTGGTTAATGAACTTGCAGATATTAATGCTAAAATCAATGAGCAAGCTAGTATTGACGATTCTGTTATAAGACGCTTAAAACAAGAATATAAGAATCTACAGCAACAACGCTTCTACTCTAAGAATGTATCCGAGCGTAATGCACTTGCTAAAGCTATGGAATTGAAGTCTGCCGAGATTGAAGCTTATAATGCTGCAAATATGAATCCGGCTATATCTGATGCAGAACTTAAAGTATTATATGATACTAAAGCTAGTATTTACTCTAAACTTAAAAAAGCTAAGAGTGATTATGATGCTAAATACGAGAAATTCATTAAAGAAACTGTTACTCCAAAATGGAATAGTCTTAATGAATATCGTCGTATGCCTAGAGCTGCTAAGGATAATGCTATAATTGATACTTGGATTGGTATTCACTCTGATATTAAGAATACTCTTAATAAAGAGAAACCCAATGAGTTTGATCATAGTAAAGCTGCTTCTGCTTATATAAATAGAATTGCTGGTTATGATAACTCTATGATGAATCAGCATTTTCTTATTGATCAGATTAAGATTCGTAATATTAATAATAATATTGCAGTTCTTAAAGGTCAATCCATTGCAGCGGATAATGCTCTATCTATAATGGGATTTACACAGACTATGTTGTCTGATGAATTTGCTATTCCTATTAGACTTAATTTCAGTGATATTAAAGGTTATAGTGAAGATATTCCTAATAAAGCTGAATGGGCTAGAAAGCAGATTCTTAAATGCTTTAAAGATGAAAGATTATCTAATGGTGAACATAGTGTTCAAGTAGATGTAGCTTCTAATAGTGTTACAGTTTGGTGTCGTTCTCTTTATAATAATGATTATGGTACTTGGACTGATATAAATGGTGAGCCTATATCTGCACAGCGTTCTGAATTAACATCTCATATTCTTGATGCTGTTAAAGATAATCTTTGGTTTAATATGAATACATATACTATTGGTAATACTGCTTTACTTGCTTCATTCCCTATAAGTTGGAATGCTAATCTTAAAGCTGGCAATGCTAAAGTTGAAGGTACTAATAGGTATATCTATTCTGCTCTTATTGAATCTCAGCAAATCATTACTGATTTTGTTACGAATATTTCAATTAAGTCTATTGAAAACTCTAATAACTTTACTAATGTTAGTTTCCATAATGTACGCAGTGATTATATGATTGACGCTGTTGCTACTATGAGTAAACTTCTTGCTGATAAAGGTAATAGTCTTAAAGCTTTTGCTAAGAGTTATTTTGAAACTACACAAGATAATGTAGGTCTTAAAGATGTTATTACTAAACTTAGTAAATATCTTGCACAAGAAGATCTTAGTAATATGGCGATTGCGAAAGCTCACGAACATGGTCATACAATAAACATGAAACAAACTCATGCTATGGCTAGATTTATTGAAGCTCTTGCAAATGAAGTTGGTGTTACTGCATACGAAGTAGATAGTAAGATTCAAAATAAAGCTAAAACTATTACTGAACTTGATTCTCTATTTAAAGAAGGTCAAAACTATAAACATACAATTGAAGATTTTGAAGCTTATGCTAATTATCTTAATCGACAACTTGAAGTTTTAGATTACTATATGTACGTTGATAAAGCTGTAAATGCTATGAAACGTGCTCAAGGATGTCTTATTACTGAAAAGAAAGGCGCTGGTCCTAAGACTTCTGAAAGTAATAAGCTCTTTGAATCTATTGCAATGCTTGAGCATAATGTTAATACTCTTATTCAGAATGCTAAAGATGCAGGTATTCCGGAAAGTATGCGTAATGAATTACTCTATAAATACTATAGTGTAAATGCAATTACTGATAAAGGTGAAGTTGTTGATAATTGGTTGCTTAAAGCTAATGATTATCTTCTTGAAAATAAGGATTCTAATGGTAAGGTGATTCAACTTGATAAACCTAAATCTCCTTTTAGAATTGGTGATAAATCAATGATTGAAGCTATATTCCCGTCAGTTGTTAATACTAATTGGGAGATTGAAGATAGTGCTTATCCTATTCTTCAACAACAATTGTATTCTACTAATGAGATTTCTGTTAATATGTTTCATGATCTCTTCATTAGTGAGAATCCTGCTTTTAAAGATAAGATTAATTATTGTATGGCTAAACTTAAACAAATTAATAATCCTGAACTTAGAGAAGCTCTGATTAATTATGCTATTATTGATAAAGTTAGACAAATGCCTTTCTTTAATGATGACAGTAAAAGTCCGGAAACACTTCTTGCTGAACGTGCTAAGTTATTAGGATGTGTTAATATTGTTAAAGACGAACAAACTAATGAATTTAAATTCAAAGGTGCTGTTGATTTAGCTCTTACTAATGTTAATCTTAAGAATTGGTACAATGAACTTGAAAGTAGAAATTATACTCATGATGAAAAAATAGCTATGTTTAAAGAATTACCTGTTGGTATTCAATTAGCTATGGTTAAGAATACACTTACTGATGGTAGATATGTTGCTGTAAATGGTCAATATGTTACTAAAGGTAATCTTAGACTTAATCCTAATCATATTCTTTCATTGCTTTCTCCTAATACTATGGAGAGTACAATTGTAAGAACTGGATATATTTCTATTTCAACTAAGGAAAGTGATGATGTTGATTTCACTAGAGATACATTCTTTCAGCTTATTAATAGTCCTGATGAGTATTGTCGTATTCTTGGTGAAAACTTAGTTAAATATGCATTTTGGGTTAATAAACTTGATTTTGGTCGTAATCTTTCTAAGTATATTCCTATTGACCTTTATGGTAAGTTCAAAACTAAAGATGGTAATTATGTAAGTGCTTATAAGACTTCATGGGGAGATCAATTTGATTCTCTTAGTTTTGAATCTATCGACGGTACTAGTGATAGAGATATTAGATTAGCTATGAGAGAACAAGGTATTACTGATGGTGGTAGTAACTTCCGTTCAGAAAATGCAGCTCTTTATAACTATGCTGAAGCTCTTTATGCTAGTCAAGCGAATAAAGATAATATTCTTCTTAGAACTAACGAAGAACTTGATGTTTTCATCGAAGCTTTTGTTCGTGCTAATTCAGAGAATACTCGTATCGTTAAATATATGAAACCTGAATATATTTATGATACTAATGGTAAGAAGAGTAAAGTTAAAGATCAAACTCCTACTTTTACTAAGATTACTAAGAGTAATTTCTCTAGAGCTGTATTTGATCTTAAAGGCGCAGTAGCTAACGAATGGCATAAAGATGTTGATCTTGAAACTCGTAAGTATATAGAAGATGCTCTTAATAGTGTTATTAAAAATGCTATTGGTATTAAACATAATGATATTTGGAACATCGTTGGTCAAATGATCTTTGAACCTACTAGATATGTAAACAATTCTAGTTATGCTGATGATATATATCTTAAGACTCGTGAAAAGGTAATTGATAAAGAACTTACTGGTCTTAAAAAGACTTACAAAGCTCAATTACCTGAGGGTATGCTTTATAAGCGTTTTGATATTAATGATTGCACGTTCTATTATCCTATTAATAAAACGTTTAAATCTGAATATCTTACTACAGCTAATGATTATTATAAATATAACATTGAAGCCCAAGAAATATACGAGAAACTTGCTACTATTTTGAGTAAGTTCTATCGTAGATTTAATTCATCTGTTACTAATGTAGAAACTCATAACAGTCTTACATCAGCTATAGACGCTGCTACAAGTAACGCTGATTATACAATTTATATTGGTAATGAATCTGATACATATAGAGGTCTTATTGATACTTCTGCTATTACTACTATCCCATTGCAGGCTGCTACCAATGACACTTTCGATACCGATACATTGCCCTCAGAAATCCAAAATTTGGCACTTATCGGCAACGGAGAGACGCTTTCTCAATTGAAACGATTAACAATACAAGGACAACTTTTTAAGGGCTTAGACAGGCTTATTCAAAGGCTAAATCCAACTAACGTTAGTGCAATTCAAGCTGATGGTATCAATGATATTATAGTTGATTACATTGGTATTAAAAAAGATCTTAATACTACTGTTCATACTATTAATAACTCAACTCCTAAGTTCTCTAAAGTCTTAGATACAGAGTTCATAGCTGATGATAATACTGGAATTAGTATGTCAAACCTTGAATTTATTAATACTCTTTATGAAGTTGAAAAGACTGCTATTGGTAATACTAAACTTCTTAGAGATGAAATGAATCTCATGGGTGAACTTAATACTAATCTTGATAAGCTTGATGCTAAAGCTCAAAGTGAAATTGCTAGACTTGGTAGAGATATGAATAGTCTTTCTAATTATGTTGAAACATTCAAGTATAATGCTAATATACTAGAGAATGTTAAAGATATGATTAAAGCTATTCAAATGCCAATGGATACTGATACTATATTTAAGCTTTGGACTAAAGGTACTGTTGCTGATCGTAAACAATGGGTTACTGATCTGAATAAACTCAGTAGTCTTATAAAGTCTCAAGCTTATATTGAAGATCTAAATCCTATTGACGAAGCTAGTTTTGAAAATGCTTCTCAAAATACTAAAGATAGTGTTGCAGAATTTAATGAAGCTCTTCTTAATCTTAAAGGTTTATATGCTGAGATTATGCCTCTTAAACGTAAAGTTGTTGATGCTTCTAAGATTTACTTTGGTTTCTTAATCAATCAAAGAAGTCATAATCCTGCTTTCAATACTAAATTTAAGTATATCCAAGATAAGCTTGTTGAAAACGGTTTTAATGCTGATGAAATTGGCGTTTATACTATAAATGAAAGAGATATTCAAGAGAATATTCGTCGTATGCTCGGTGATAATCTTGATTTATCTACTGTTATTAAATGGTTAGATTCTGCTGCTCAAAGTGGTATTCCAATCATTGATACGGTTCTTTCTCAATATGAGTTCCATACTCTTAATGCTACTGAATTTGCTTTCAATAATAACAAGCGTACATTCGCATTATTTAAGAAGTATGATAGATTCTATAAAGAGAAATCTAATGGTAAACCTGATATGACTTTCTCTCAATCTCGTTCTAATGACTTTAGAGCTAGATTTATTAACGAAGCTAATTGTCAACTTGCTACACCATTTGATATGACTAAAGCTAATTACGATTATCAAATTGGTAAAGCTCGTGAATACGATGATTATATTAAGAGAAGATCTGAGTTAGAACCTTTGTTAGAATCTGACGATTTTGCTACAGTTAAGAAAGCTCAAGATGCTCTTGCTAAACTTGAGAAAGAACATAAGAAAAGAGTTCATGCTGTAGGTAAAACTATATACTCTACTATGAATGTTTCAATGCCTGCTAAAATTATTAAAGGTAGACTTGAACTTGATCTTGAAGATGTATATAATAATCCTAAGAAGTATTTTCCTAATCTTAGTGCCGAAGAAGCATACTATTATACTAAGCTAATTGAACGTGTCTATAAATCTAAGATTCGTAAGAAATTTGCTGAAGCTAATAATATTGAACTTAGTGTTAGAGGTCAAACTACTAATCGAGTTCTTCTTCAAGTTCAAACTGCAAAAGCTGATTATAGAGACGCTAAGTTTAGTAAACTTACTCATTCTGATATTGATATGATAGTTGAAATGCAAGAGATGTTTGCAGAACTTAATGATGTTGCAATGCCTAACACTGTTAGATCTGCTAGTTTCTTCCCGACTTTCATATCTGCTAATCATGTGAATGCTCTTAAACAACTTGCTGGTTATCACGAATTACAAGAAGATGATTATAAAAATACACTTAGTGGAGAGACTCAATACTATCTTAAAGCTACTGCACTTAATCGTCCAGAAGTTATAGGTCGTATTAAGTATGATCTCTACGCTATTACAAATAAAGAATCTTATGATGCTCTAATTGAAAAAGCTAATAAAATAGCTAAACATAGAGGTTATTATAAACCTATTACTTCTATTGCAGATATTATTGAATATAATAAAGAGTTATCTGATAAACAATTAGGTGATGTTAGAGATCGTATGAACTTTGACCCTATGAATGTTACTCTTAATTATATTAATCAGCTTAAACGTATTAAAGTTAATCGTGACTTTGAGCCTGAACTTAATCTTCTGCAAACTATTCTTGCTATGCCTGAGTTCCAAGCTCGTGAATATGGTGTTAAGAGTAAGAATGTTATTAATAAGATTCTATCTCTTTATACTCATAAAACTGAAGTTGTTTCTCGTAAAGGTAAAGAAACAGAAGCTTTTGATAGATTTAAGAAATTCTATGATGCTTTTGAAGGTAAGAATCGTATTAATACATTAACTGATCAACTTCTTAATATACTTCATACAGTTAATAGTAAATCTCTTATGTGGATGAACTTAACTGCTGCTTTAAAGAATATTGGTACAGGTCATATCAATATTGTAAGCGAAGCAACTGGTGGTGAATTTACTACTAAAGCTACACTTCTTAAAGCTCATGAAATGTATATTAAAGCTCTTCCATCATTATGGGCATCACTTGGTGAATATACTTGTAATAATCTTGATGCAGCTTTAATGAAGTTAGCTGGTAATATTTTTGAAGATCATATTGAAGCTGGAGTAGATACTAAGACTAATATTGTTTCTCTTGGTATGTCTAAATGGGATAATGTGATGTTTGCTCCTAATACTATTGGTGAGCATTATTTGCAATTCGCTACTTTCTTGTCAGCTATGCAAACTCATCGCATTGTTGCAGGTACTATTATGAATTATGATCAATTCGTATTCTCACTTAGAGAACGTCTCTTTAGAGATATGGTTGATGATGAAACTTATACTAAGTATAAAGCATATAAAGATAAACAAGAATCTGTTAAAGGTAATAACGTTGAATTTATAGATTATCTTTCTCGATTTATTGCTTATCGTGCTAATAACTTTACTAACGAATGGAAATCTAATTACGCTAAGGCTTATAAAGAAGGTCTTAAGAATGCTAGAGTTGAGTTTGAAAAGAATCAAGTTATATATGATGCTTTTGAACTTAAAGATGGTATCGCTTCAATTAAAGCTGAAAGTAATATAACTCTTGAAGATTTTGCTAAGTTCTTAGGTAAAGTTAAAGGTATTAATCATAGTTTGCATGGTATTTACAATACTTTCGATAAATCTATGTTATCTGGTAAGATGTGGGGAGAGGTTATTCTTCAATTCCGTAAATGGCTTCGTCCTAACTTTATTAGATATTGGGGTAAACGTGTAGGTAAAATTGTATTTGATGAACGTCTTGAATCTTATAGAAGTGGTGCTTACATGGATATGATAAATTTTCTATTATCTAATGGTAAAAGTGCTTATAGAGAAACTATTGATAAAGCTATAGAAAATGACGAAGATATTGATTTTGCTACTAAAGCTAAAGCTATATTCAATGGGTTCTGCGGTTTATTATATTGGTTCAAAGATATAAACTTTAGATATAATACTCTACCTCAAGCTCAAAAAGCTAATATAAAAAGAGCCATGTTTAATTTTACAACTCTTGTTGGTTTATCTCTTGTTGCTGCAAGTATGTATGCTGCATCAGATGATGACGATGAACTTGATGAAAATCGATTCTTTGCTCTTGCTTGTTATACTATTTATGGTATTCAAACTGAACTTTATGAAACTTCACCTTGGGGTCTTTATTCATTCTATAAACGTACTATGGAGGCACCTATACCTTTTGAAACAAGTATGTCTAATGTTCTTAATCTTGTTTATTGGACACTTATTGCTCCAATGATTGTAGATGATGAAGAAATGCTTTATGATAGAGGTACATATAAAGATGAAGATAAACGTTGGATTGCATTTAAGAAAACTATTCCGTTATTCAATCAATACAACAAGATGTTCTATTTACCAAAGAACAATACATACTATATGCAACAGAACCCCATATTACAAATGATAGTTGAACTAAATAAGTAAGGACTTCTGTTGGACTTAAAAAAAATGAGAGAGGGCTTTCAGATAATACTGTCAGTCCTCTCTCTTCTTGTATCTATACTACTCATACTCCTGCTCGTGTCATTGCGAACGCTCCGCCCCGTTCCACATCTATCCCTCTACCGGGGTCTGCAATGCTCCACAATGCCATTTTTGCCACCTGCGGGCTTCATATATTGATTATCTATTGGCAGACGATAATTAGTTCATATCACAAAAGAAAGTGTCTCTATGAGCCTCTATTGAAGTCGTTTTAACCATACGGCTATGATGATTTGTACTAACGTTAATACGACTAGCATTAGAAACGCTAAGAGTAGCTTTCCAAACCCCAGTAGGGAACATGGTGTGGTCAGGAGCGGAACTAAGCATAGCACTTGTAACAGCACTATGCTTAGAAGTATTAATAGTATCCCTCACTTTCACCACATTCACTTAGTCCACCAAAGCTAACTTTATTCACATTAACAATGAAAGGCAGAATCTTCTTAATTTGAGTAGAAGTAACAACAAAACTATTGTTAGTACCCGGATGCCTCATAACATACTTAATACTACCAATATAAAGATTAGGAGATAAACGCTTATGCTTTTGCTTTTCAGCAGCGGTCATAGTAGCGAATCTATACACTTTATGCAAAACAGACCAATTACCAGTAAATTCTTGAATAAGAGTTCCATTTGCATCACGAGTAATCACATTCCCATCAACTTCAATATAACACGTATGTGTTTTAGTTTCTTCCATTATGCAGCTCTTAGTGCCGTTAGGGCAAGATCATAAGCTTTTTGATTTAGCTTATAAGCACCTTTTTTAGTAAGAGCTTCAAAGCGATCTTCAGAAGACTTATAATCAACAACATTATTCAGATAACAACTCACACCATTATAAAGCCAAAGTACAGTACCACGATGTAACTCTTGACCAACACCATTCTCGATAGTATCAAGAACAGCTTTGACTTTATTTTGAGTTTTAGTAGAAATAATATCCTTATCAGCGGCAAAGATATTAGTTCTAAGCTTCATGTGCTCTTGTTGTTCATCATTAAGAAACAGATTATACACAAAGCCAGTCATATTATTAGATTTAATATTAACGGCTTTAAGAGCTTGCATAGATTCTTGCATAGCTTCATGATAGATATGCGTAGCACGAATACTATTCACAGCACTCATAATAGCGTTATGAACATTCTTTGTATGTTTAAAAGAAAACTGTTGTGTTGCATTTTTAATAGCTTGATTAAGCATATTATTACAAATAACACGAATATTTGTAACAGCACACGTGATTAATCCAGAACCATCATGACTATTGGTAAATAAAAGATACTTATCAATAAGATCTTTATTATCAATAGTGATAGCATCAGGGAATTTTGCAGTTACAAGCATACTTGCGCCATTCTTATAACAACCAGCAGTTTCAATACGAACACTCTTATCGTAATCACATATTTGATTAATAAAATCAAGAGCTACAGAGTTCTGTACAACTTCGTACTTAGAACCAACAGCACCAAATACATGATTTGTATCTTCTCTATAAGTAGCAAAACTGTTAGGAACTTTATATAACAGAAAGCTACCCGGATTAGCAGGATCTTCAAGACGAACACGAGTCTCTTTAATACCTACTTTATAATCAAGATTTGCTTCTTTAATAGCATCCTCCATACTCAAATCATTGATAGGTTTACCCATTTCATTAAATACAAGAGGACGTCTTTGATAATTTACAAAAGGCATAATATACTTTGTTTCAATAGAAGTTTATTTCTTAATTGTAACAATATCCTTTTCTTGAAGCGTCCAAGCATCAAGACCTTCAGGAGATTGATTCAATGTTTCTTTAAGATTAGTACTATTAACATAGAATTTGAAATCACCTTCTTCAAAAATAATTCCATGTTCAGCGAGAATAGCTTTAATCTTATTAGCTTTATCAAGATTTAAACCTTTATCAAGTTTAACATCAATAAAACCTTTAATTGCATCAATGTTCGCAGGTACTGTATCAACAGATGGATTTTCAAAGTATTGATACATTTGATTAAGAAAGCTATTAAACATTTCCGTATCTGTAACAACTTCCTGACCTTTACGAACACTAATAGTAATATTCGGATATTTAAGAGACACACTACCAGTAGGTTCTTTAATACCTATTTCAGCATTCTTCTTTAATACCGGTTCACCATACTTATACGCACATTCAGCTATAACATCTTTAAGACGTTTAATCTTTTTCTCAGTACGTTTAACACGATCATCAAGAGCTTGCTTGTATTGTTTAAGTAATGCTATATCAGTGTTATAACGATCTATAACAAAAGCATAAGCATAAAGTTTCTCACCGAGTTCCTCTTCACTAATCGCAAGTTCCTCAGCATTACTTTCTCCTATATCTCCATCATTCTCGGCAGCATATTCTAATATCCTATCAATATTAGCTTGTATTTCAAACAGATTCATCGAAATTCAATTCAGTTTGGTAATGACTATAATCTTCAATCTCTTTAAAACGAACCATTGTATCCTTAACTAATAAAGTATTAGTAGGAACACTAGCCCAACCTGCAACAAAAGGTCTATGAATAAGACTCATACCTTCAGTTAGAGTATCATAATAACTTACAGGTAAATCTAAATTACTTTGTTCAAATACAGTAGTAGGTTTACCGTAATATTTAATATAAATATCAAGAGGTATAAATGCTGGTAATCTATTCACCTGCACTTTCACTTTCTCCGCCATGATCTGAATCAGTAATAGCTTTTTGAGAAGTTCTAATTACATCGAGATGATCTTTACATTGTTGCATAGTAATGTGCATATTCGGATGTGCTTTACCATACTTATCATAAAGACGCTTATCAATGATATTATCCCATTCTTTATTAAAGCCAGTATAATACATTTCACTCTTAACACCTAAGAACAAATACTCACGTGCATCTTGAGCAGGTAAATCAAGTTCATCTTTAGCTTCATTATAAAAGATCTCATCCATGATGCAACATCTGATATAATGATATGCTCGCTTATTTGCGATATTAGTATCATTTTGATATAAACAAAAAGCAATATCTTCAAGATCATAAAGACGTTGAATTTTATCTTCATTCTTTTCAATAACTTCAACATCTTTAAGGAATCTCTTAAAACAAGCGTTGAAAGTTGAATTTTCAATCCAATGAGGAAGACAGAAAGAAATGCCTTCAAATCTACCTTCATTAGAATAATCACACCAACGAGTAGATTCAACCGCATCTGATTGAACACGTTCACGTACAAGTTCATCGACAACACTTCTAAGAGTAGTTATATATGCACTCATACGAGCGAAAGGATGATCGAATTTTGGAACAAACCAAGCAACACCATGAGCTTTCCAAATCTCATCACCTTCCATAGTAGAAGTTTGAATAAGAGCTTTAGCTAATTCAGGACTTTCATTATATACAACACGAAGATTAGTGTAGATATAATAGAAATTAGAATTAGGTCTTGTATCTTTAATATCAGCAACAAAACGAGAAAAAGCAGAATGTCTAATGTTTATCATTTCAATACTCATCATATCATGATACCCACAAACATAAATAGGACAATGCTCAAGAATCGAAGTATGACCTTTATCAATAAGCATCAAAAGAAACTTAACGTAACTTCCGGGTGCAGTCTTACCTTCAGATTTATAACAAAGACGACCCGCAAATTCAGCTAATTGTAAGCCACCTTTAAGATTATGAGCTGTATGAATAACACTAACAGGTCTAACAAATTTCATCACATATCAAGTTTAGTTTGTCCACCATCTTTTTGAACTCTATACCAATAATCAATATGATCTTCAATTGTACGACGTAATACTCCTCTACATTCATCATTATTACCACCAACACCTAAAAGAGTTTTACAAGTACCGTCAACAACTTTAGAATAATTCATAACAGCATCAATAATACTTTCATTATCGATAGGCAAACAAGTATTAATTGAATCAGTCTTAACAGTACATCTACCACCAAGTCTATGAATTTCATCTACAAGATACCAAACAGCTTTATTTAGATCTTCAACTTGTTTATCAATAATCTTACGATCTTTATCTTCTTTAAGACCAGCTCTCCATAGATATTTAATAGCATTACCTATATTAAAATTTCTATGACGAGTAATATCAATACATTCAATACCACTAGGATCAGAAGTATAATGTTTAGAATGATTTACTTGATCATTTTTATTTTTAGATGCCATAACGATCAATAAAAAGATTTATTTTAAACACTACGAGCTTATCAATATCATCTTCTTTAATATTATATTTACGCATGATACGCTCAATAACAATTCTAACATCAGCAATTTCTTCCATAAGACTTTTAAGATGTTCATTATTATGACATCTATTAATCTTAGAAACAGCTTTAATAAGTTCAGATAACTCTTCAATAACTACTGTATCATGAGGATCAATTGCACAAGCTTTATTAAACATAGCAATTCTCTCATCCCATAATACAGCACCTTTTGGAGAATCTATAATAGCACTTACACTTTCAGGTGTCATATATTTTCCCATTTAGCTAGAACATCATCACTCTTAGTTTCCCAATCATCAGCAAAAATCTCATCACCAGTTGGTGTGTAATAAGTAATATCACCATTATCAAACTTACAAATTTGATTTTGATAGCTGAGACTAGTGATACCAGCTTCTGTAATCTCACGTTTAACAACTTCCGGAAGACTTTGCATTTTAGGAATAGTTTCTTCATTTATATCAGCAGGAACTTGTGCAAATATAAACATATCATCCCAATTAGCACGTCTAGCGATATAAGAACGAGTTTTAACACGTTCAATAGCTTCTTCAAAATTCATAATAATAATTTTAAATTAAACAAAAATAGCCGCTAGTCAATTAAGACCAGCGGCTTCAACAGCGTGCTTCACAGCATAGGCTATAATTGAATAAGAAATCAACCCATATTATCTTTTAAATACGTATTTCAACCAACTACCCCACTTACGATTAATAAGACTACCTTTAACATTCATAGGTCTAAATTCAATATATTTAATCTTATGAATATTATCTTTACTGGCAATAAAATTATAATATGCAACAGTATAATTAGCATCTGTAGAATAAATAAGATCTTTGTCTCCATTTTTAAGATGAACATAAACCTCATAATTATCTACATTAGTCTCATTGGCTCTAGCTTCACGCTCGAAACAAAGTTCACGATAAGCCTTACCTTCAGTGAAGAGTTTAAAGAACCATTCAATGACGTACCATACATAAAAGAATATACCTAAGAGGTCATTCTGTTGTTTAGTATGAGAACGTTCATGTTGAATGAGTTTAAAATATCGACTAGGATACCTAATCATTAATGTAAGCCTAGATTTATCTTTATCTTTAAGATAAAGTCTAGCAAACATATTAATAGCAACAAACTTACCAAAAGGAAAATGTTTAGTAATAACAACTTTCATATCTTAATCCTCTGAAAAGTTATAATTTATAATAGCTTCCCAATCATCTTTAGGCATACAACCTTTATAATCAGGAACTCTAGCTTCCATAAACTCATCAAGCTTCATAGAAATAACGGTACAAATACCAAAATCCATGAGACGTTTACGTTGATTCATACAACAAAACAAATTAGCTTGATCAAGTGGAATACCAATGCTAACAAGTGCTGCTATAAAATATCTACGAAACATTTCCTTAGTAACACTACTAACAGCATCCATAGCTAAGCCTTTTTATAAATATGACTTTCTGCAATAGCTTTAAGACGATTAGAAAGTTGTTCCATATTAACCTCAATCGTCTTAGCGGCTGAATGATAAGTTGTGATAGTTAATGCTCCAATAAACTCAGGAAACATCAAAATATTAAACTTAGCTTTATAAGTATTACCAGCTTCATTCTGAGCAATCCATGCTTTAGGATTAGCATAGAAACTAAACGTATCAAGTGTTCTAACTTTAGAATTTAGATACAAAGGATTAAGTTTAGGGAAGAATGAAAGAATATGATTATTTGTAGGAGCTTCTGTAGCTGGGATAACACTATCTTTAATCCAAGCTTCAAAATCTTCAACAGTATCAAATATAAGTCTTGCAGAACATTTAGCAATAGCTAAAGAACTACCTCTAGGAACTTTATAATCTATAAGTTTCACAGCCTCCTTAAATAGATTATAAGTATATCTGTTAAACATCTTAATAGCATGATCACGAGACTCAACTTCAGCACTCATGTTACTATCAACACAAATATGAAATTGAGGTTCATAAGCACTATCATAATTTTCATTGTCGATCAAATAACCGATATTCCAAATCTTATAATAGCGAGCTTTTTCATTGTTACCATCAAAGAACTCAATTGGAATATTATGAGCATAAATATAATACTGAATTTTCAAAAGAGTTTGATAGAATACAAATTGATTACCACTAGTAACAGGAATAAACTCACCTGTAGTATCAAGAATGAAATTAATATTGGTATTAAGCCAATCAACTTCATCCTTAGATAAATCAGCAACAGTTCGAGGCTCTGTAACTATATATGGTTTATCAGGAGCATCCGTTCTAACAATAGACGGAATTGAAACACCATTTATTACAATAGGTTTATACTTCTCAGTTGTAATAGCAAGTGCAGATAATTCTTCTTCAGCTTTAGAAGGAGAACTATCAACAGAAATGTCTTGTTTAATTTCCTCTTCTTCTTTAAAAGGATTTATATCTTCCATTATATGCAATTAATCGTTAGATTCATAATCACGAACTCCGTAAGCATTAGCATTAAACGGAATCTTCTTATCTGTACGTTCATAAAACTTAATAGCAAGCATTTTACCGATAAATTCATTCCTATGACTAAGAATATAATCACTTGTCATAGTATTATCAGTATTACCATTATAAACAGCTGTAGGCTTAACTTCAAATGTTTCAGCATTTAAATCATTCTGACATTTGAACTTAGCATAATTATAAACTACCTCATGACCATCAACAATTTTAGTTATAGGATCAACGAGAATATCTAAACACAAACATTCAGTCTCTTCACACTGTTTAGCTTTCATCATAGTTTGTGGACGAGAACCAAATTTATATTCTGCAATCTTAGAGCGAACAACACAACCCTCATAACCGGCTGCAATACAACGATCTCTATAAGCTTCAACATCAGAATCACCTTTTATATTGATAGAACATAACGAAACTATTTTAGCACTTTTAGTAGCATTATGTTCTTCAGGTTTAAACTGAATATAAATAGCATCTGAATTTGAAGATGTAGCATTTAACCAAGCTTTATTCAAAATATCTCTACGAAGATGATAACGATCTCTATTAGAAACATCAGGAATACTAAGATCAAAATTAACAAATTGAAGATATTTATGAAGAGGATTCTTAGGATTACGTGCAGCACCACCAATAGTAGTATTCTTTTGACCTTTAATATAAAGCTCACCATCAAAAGTAATATTTCTATAATCGGGAGTACAATAAATGTAAGTCATAAAAGCATCTTCAATATGTTTTACATTATAACGAAGACCTTCTTTACTTCTAATAACAACTTCTTTAGTTTTACCAAATAATCCATTATCAACTTCATCTAACTTAATAGTACAACGAACACCATTAATCTTAGGATCAGCAAAAGCACCATTAGAATAATCAAAAATGCCAGTTTTCCACTTTTGACACTTCATAGGTTTATCAACATTGTTTGCATCAGTAGCAAATTTAGGAATAACGTTATCTAGTAGATCATGAAGTTGATTAGCACTCTCATACATATTACTAGTAACACCATACATTTCTGCCGTCTTGTATCCTCGATCGATTTTACGCTTGATTTGGCTCTTATAAGAAGTCTTTGTTGAAGCTGATACAATTACCTGTCCGACATCTGAAAGTCGCTCAAACAAGCCGTATGACACCCTCTCGTGGCTTCCGTCAGTCTCAATTCTCCAAAACACGATACGTCCCAGTGCATCACGCTTGTAAAGAGTAGTAACGTTATCATCCCCATATACGGTTGCCATCTTCATCAACATTATGAGATAAAACAATACAATGCGTAGGATTATTATATGCAATCAGCATACAATTCCAAGAATCACGAATAGTCTTATGAGGGGCATAAGCAATAGTTTTAAAGTTCTTATGACAAAAACATTGATAACTACCGGTTAATGCTTGTTTATTGTGAAGTTTACCTTGAACAACTTCAAAGAGAGTTTCAACAATCTTAAAGTCCTCATCAGACTTAATCTTAGTTTCGCCCATAAATGCACCTTCTTTAAAAGGATTAAAACCCCAAGTATGAACGAATTGATTTAGTTTAATTTGAGCATTTTGATAAGACATCTTACTCATAGCTTCACGAAGCTGTTTAACAGCATCAATAACAATATTATAATCAGTCTTATTCATAGGATATAAGAAGTACCTAGTACCATCACCTAAAGCTCTAAGAGGAACACCCTCACATAATAGCCGTTGCGCATCAGGGCACAACTCCTCCTTTTTTACCATTTACAATCTCATTTAAATACATATTAGCAAACTTTTTCTTAACGAAGTTGTAATCTGTAATACGAACTAAATCTGTAGGATCTTTAGCACTATAACCTTTAGTCATGAACAAAGCAATAAAGCCATAATTCTTTTCATATTCGATAGCGGAAGTAAGACCAGTATTATCAGTGTCAAGCATAACATAAACTTGAATCCTAGTAGTCTTTCGTAAAACATCAACAATATCATCAGGAAGTTTAGCAGTTTCACTTGCAATCACATAAACTCCAACATCATTAATTCTCAACTCTCTCAGTATTCGTAACATTAATAATTTATCCTTTTGAGACTTAACAATCAACTTATAATTAGTATCAATTAAAGTCTCAAGATTTTCAAGAGGACACTTATTATTAGTAATGAAACGATTAGCAGTATGCTTATTTCTAAATGGAAAATAGAGTTTAATACAACCATCATTAACTTGATATTCATAACAAGGATCATGACGAGTATAATAATAAGGATTACTAACACCATCAATCTTAAAAGATTCAACAGCTTTCACGTATTTATCTACGAGATCATTAGTAACACCAAATTGATTATAATACCTATAATCATAAAAACTCATTTTACGATTTATAGTTGTAATAACACGAAATTCATTATTGATAATCTTATTCTGAGCTTGATATATACGATTAACGTAAGGTGAATCATTAAGAACATCAGAAGCATATTCGATGATATTAGAACATATTTCAACGAAGTCTTTATTGTTAGTACAATTCTTTTTAAGAACTAGACCAACAATTTCAAATACATCACCACGATAACGATAATCAGCAAAATCACGAAATATCAGCTTATTACCATACCATTTAAAACTAACTGAAGGATTAGGATCATAACGAAGAGGATTAGAGATTTTATAATTGCGTAAACAAATACAATTATTTATCTCTGTTTCAGGAACATTAAGAAAGACAGAATAAATATGTACTTGATCAAGTGTATTCAAAATATAATCTTTATCACTTGTACTCCACATATTTACATCTTTTGTAGCATTTGCAATCCCCAGTAGGGAACAAGGTGAGGTCACGTGCGGAGCGTTAGCAACACTATGCACAAAACCAATAGACACAAAAAAAGAGGATAGATTGCTCTACCCTCTTCAAAAGTCTAAGTTACATCTTAATATTTACCCGGAGTACCACCGTTGCCAGCATAACGATTCTTTAAAGCATTAATTGCATCAGCATTAACGCCTTGACCGGAACCGTAATCCATAGCAACGCCAGCTTCAGCGGCTGCACCAGCAGGTTTCTCGTCTTTATCAGCATCTTTAGAAAGTTCAACAGTCTCACCCGGAAGAATTTCAATTGAAGGTTTTTTGCCGTTAATAACACGTTCAATATAACCTTGACCAACAAAGCCCGGAGTACAAAGATACTTACGATCACCATAATGAGCAAGAAGCTTCATCCAAACAACAATAGGTTCACCTTTTTCATCTAAGAATACAGGCTTACCCTTTTTTCCAACATTGAATGCTTTAACAAAGAACTCACAAAATGCTTTCCATTGAGCGATACGACCGTTAATATCAGCGTTCATATCAATAGGCTGAGGAAAGCCGGGTTCAACGAAGTTAGGACAACCGATATAAGCATCGAGACGATGACGACAATTTCGGTACGCTTCCGTAATCAAAGATGTAAACGTTTTAACATCTACAGCAGTTCCGTCAGTTTTACGAGTAGTGACGATACGGAAAGAATCAGTATAAAACCGATCAACTTCATCACCGGGAACAGGTTCTTCTTTATAACGGAAAACAATAGTTGGTACAGGAATACCGGCATACTCATAGGTGGATGCAACACCGTTCTCATCTACTTTAGAAGTTTCGGTTTCTTTAATCTCAACAGATACGAGATGTGCCTGACACAAATTGTTGAACTCTTCACGAGGTTTAAACTTCTTGTCTTGGGTAACTACAACCTCACCAAAATTAATAACTCCGGCAGCAGCTTGACTTTTATTAACTTCACTCATTTTATAAGTAATTTAAAGAGTAAAAAAAAGAGGAACCTTAATAGTCCCTCTTTCTGTAAGATAGATTTGCTTAGCTAAGCAATGTGTTGTCACGGATATAGATTAAATATCATCCCCGTCACCAGCGGTTTCTTGAGAAGCAGCGGTTTCATCCTGCGTTTCAGCAGCAGTTTCAGCATTTGCGGTATCGGCTACAGTTTCCGGTGCATCAGCTTTCTTATTTTCTGCATCATCAGCAGCAGTTTCAGCTTCAACAGACGGATCGTAAGGACGGTCGATAATCTGTGCGTTCACACAAGCCCAGATACGTAACATAGAACCGTCAGAGTTCGGATAGTCGATACCGGTATCAACCAATTCGTAGTGAACCTCGCGGTTAGCGGTGTACTTCGTATAAGGTTTACCCTCAGAATCTTTCTTATCAATTCCGTAAGCATAGCCAAGTTCAGCCAACTTATCAGCGGTAATAGCTTGCGCATCCGGCGTGTTCTGTAAGAATTGAGAGTAACAAGCTGCGTAAGAGCAGAACAATTTACGACCAACACCTTTAGCTTTACCGACAGCAGCAAGAGTCATCATGTCGTCAGTTTTCACTTTAGAAACCATGATGAAGAACTTCTTGTTCACATCGTTCTCACATTGATCAGCAGTCAAGACCATAGCTTTCATATAGTCGCCCGTTTCAATGTTAAGCATCTTAGATGCAAGACCGTTAATACACATCTTGTTGATAGAGATGTTTACCACCAACTCCGGACGAATTTCATCACTTACTTTAGCAGCTTTAGCTACAGTTTCAAAACGACCTTCATTGATACCAGCTTTCAAGAAATCAAAATTAAATTTTTCCATGACTTTAACTTTATTAATAGTTTATGTAAGATAGATGTTTGCAATATCACTACCACAAACGGTATTTATTCTTTAATAATTTGCGTTATCATCTGCTTCTACATATTGAACATCAACGTAATCATCATTAATAGATTTAACATCTTTAAGTTCAACATCACAATACATTCCGTTAAGAATATCATTAGCGCAGATACGAGCAGCGATCATAATCGCCATTTTTCTCATAAGAGAACGTGTGTGTTTATCCCAATTATCTTTACCTTTAACATCAGCACCGGTAATTGAGTTTTTACCCGATTTAAGACCAGCGTCAATAGCTTCTTGAAGAGTATAAGAAATTGTAGTTCTTTTACCTTTACGAACAAGAGTAACCGTTGTACGATAAGTCTTAACAATACGAGTAACAGGAATCATACCTTGTTCCGCCATCATTTTACGAACATAATCATCATTATATTCATCAATATCAATGTGACGTTCAGGTTTAAATTCAATAATAGGTTTACTTAGCTGAACATTAAAATATTCATATACGGGAACAAAGTCTTCATCAATCTCAATATCAATATGATGTTTATTAAGACAACCTTCAACAACATTAATTCCCGTATAAACTTGTCTAGTACCACCACTTTCAAAACAGAATATATTCTTTAAAGAAGCGGTAACAGAAAGACCAAGAGTTTTACCAAGTTCAACCTTTTGAATAGCGTCGAGATTAAGATTACGACCATAAGCTAGAGAAGTCATAGGAGAAAGACCTAATTCCTGCCCAGTTAATAAACAAGTAACCATGTTATCAATGTTAATAACTTCAGTGACAGTTCCATCTTTAGTTACATTTTCTTTAAATCTCGCACCAAGATCAGTATTTATAAGACTTTCAGCAAAAGTTCTATATTCACCAAGAACAGCGAGATTATGAGTAATTACATCTTTATTTGCTTGTGCAACAGCTCTACTATTAGCTTTTACAACTTCACCTTTATTAGTAGTAGCATTAGCACCGTCTTTCGTAGCATCATTTGTAATAACCTCTTCACTCATTTTGTCGTTTTCTTTGTCTTTATTTTCCATTGGTAAAAATAGATAATATTTTTGACGTGTGCAACAATAGTAAGCACTAAATCATCAAAAATTAAAATTTAACATCTTTAATGCCGTTAGTCCAGACAATATCAGTAGTAAATTTACTCTGCACATCAATGAGCTTTTCTTTCTCTTTTGACGTGCGGTAATCGTCCGAATTGAGTGCGAAATCTTGCATATAAAGCCATATTATAATAGTAGGCTTATTTATGTATGGTTGTTCCTCTTTCTTGTCGGAAATGGTCTTAAATGGGTTGCAGTATGGAGAGGTACATATAATTGTAGTAAGACCCTCAACATCAAAAACCACATTAGCAACTTCATCCGTAGCAATAACAGAAACATCACCATGTTCAAGATGTTTTAAACATTCTTTTCGGATACCAATATCACCAAATACTTTAGGTTCACCTTTCTTGGCACCAGTAGTATAAGTATAAGGCTGACCATTGAAATCATAACAAATCCTAGAAGTCATACCTTTATACCAACACATACAGTAATCTAAAGTCTCAACAAAATTAGTAATAGAACGAGTCTTACTTAGAACAAGTCCTTTACCTTTAATATTCTTAATAGCAGTAGCAATAGCTTCTCTCTTATTAAGATTATTATTATATAACTCTAAACGTTTCTCAATAGCATCACTAAATGCTTTAGTACGAGTGAGTATATTATCGGGATTCCAATACATTTCTACTTGCTTATTATAATCATTAGAAAGATCAAGATTAGCTTTCCAGCCCATAACTTCAGCAACCATATTACGTACTGTTTCACTATGTATATGCTCTACTTTATCAGTAAGATTATTTACATAATTAACACCCATATGACAGGCTTTAATAAGAGCCATATCATCTTCTACCATATCCATACGTAGATGAGTAAACTTCCTAAACTCATAATTCACCATCTTAGCTTTACCTTTAAATATAGAAAGCATAGAAGAGATTTGTTCAGTAAGCTGTTTATATAGCTCTTTTTCTTCACTTGTAAACTCAATACCAACATTATATATAACATAAGGAGAAATCCAACCTTCTTCCAAAGCCATACCTTTAGTTATAGTATCAACAACCGGAATACCACAAGCAGTAAATGCTTTTAGCATATTAACCGGAATCTTTTTCGTAGTAACAAATAGAAATCTATCAGCAGCTACTTTCTTCAACTTCTTGAAATAAGTATCATCTTTATGATAAGCTTCATTTGTACAATCAAGCATCACAAACGTATCAGCATATAGCATATCTTTACCTTTACAAGTTTTAGTGATACGATCAATAAAATCTTTAAGTAAATCTATAACTACACCTGTATGAACAATGCGTTTACGAAGAGAATCTTTCGTTTTAATATCAGGAACTACAATGTGAACATAAGGATCAGCTTCAACTTGATTAGCTACATGCTGAATAACCTCACTAATTACAAGAGGAATATCAATACGTTCAGTGTATTGAAATAGACCTTTATAACCAGCTTGTTTCCATTTAAGAATACCCTGATAAATACGCTTATATTTTTCAGAAATATCGTAATCTTTCATCTATCTTAATTAACATCTGTAAGTTTAATATTATCAAGAACAGCTCTAGCGCATTGTTCTATTTCATTACGATTATATACATCATCAACATAATCAGTTAATAATTCATATAACCTAAAGCCAGCATCACCCATGATACGACAAAGATCAAAAACAATATGTTTAAACATCTTATCATGATCATAATCTTTAAAGTTCTTACTATTGAAAGGATATTGAGTAAAGAAATCTTCAAAGGCAGCATCTAAATACACAACAATAACAGCTTTAACAGCTGAGAATTTATTGGTATAAAAATCTTTATAAATAACAGCTCTATCTCTCTTCATATTTTACCAACCAAACAAGTTATTACTATTATTGTTAATACCACGACGTTCACCTTTACCTGTTTTACCATTACCATAAAGAATCTTATAGGCTTCATTAATATAGAAACCATAATTAAGATTATAATCTTCTTTATATTCGTAATCATTAAACAAAGCAACTCTCTGACCAGCAACAAGCGACTTCTCTTCTTCAACAACAATTCCACTAATATCATCACCATACGCTATATTATCAGAATCAGGAACAATAGCTTTTGTTATAGCACCTCCACCACTTTTACAAATATAAAAACGATTATGCTTTTGGCACTTAATATAAACAGGTTTACCATCTCTAACTGTCTTATAAATTGTAGTATATTTACCAGCAACTTTCTGACTAAAACAGTAATCATAAATGGCAGTACGAGAAGTATTGATATAATTTCTAATAAATTCAGTAATATCAACACCATAAAGGAAATATTCTTTAAGAGCTTTCTTTACAACAGGATATTCATAACCTTTATTATATTCAGGTTCTTGAAGAAAATAACCTTTAAACTTAATAAATTTATCTTCAATAGCTTGACGTGTAGTATAAGTATTACCTTTAGAATCAATCCAGACACCACAACGATTATACTCTTGTAAAGCGTCATAGAAACCATATCCAACAGCAATATAATCATTAACAGCACTTCTACAATACTTCTCAAACTTTTCAGTTTCAAGAGTAAGCTTACTATAATCTTCCCATTCTTTACAAATATGTTCAAAGGTATCTTTTCTAGAAATAGGAAGTCTTACAAGAAGACCATCTGTATTAGCAGAAAGAACATCAAAATTATTAAGTTCAAACGCTTCTATAAGATTACATAAAAGTAATTGAAGATTGATAGTAACAGTATAAGTACATTCAGGGTCATATAAATAATCCATAGCATCATTCAATGCACCATAAATACGATTAATAACAATCTTAAGAGCATCAGCTTCTAATTTACGACCACTATGTTTTGCATCAAGTCGAGTCGTTCTAAGCCATTCAACAATACCTAAAAACACTTTTGAAGATAAATGATGAGGACTAACACCATATTCAACAATAAAGCTGGGGTACATTGAATTAACATCAGGGTCAGCAAGAATCTCACCAGATTCAGCCCAAATGACACGAGGATCATCTTTACTATGAAGACCACCTTTTGCCATTGTATAACCCTTATCATGAGAAAGAAATTCTAAAGATTGAAAACTCTTTCTCCATGTAGTAACAATGATTCCATTAGCAATAGATTCACGTTTAAGTTCACTTTGCTTAGGACTACCAAGACCAATATAAATACTATATCTCTGAATAGATTCAAGAATCTTTCTATAAAAAGGAGTCTTAAATTGAATACTATCTTTGACAACTTTACCAATAGGCACAGCACTACGCTCAGTTCTAAGATCAACAAACTCATAAGAAGGCATACCTGACCATTCAGAATAAAACTTAGTCATTAGATTCTTACCAATAGAACTACGAGACATATTACGTAAATCAATAGCATACATCTCACTTAGCTTAGCACGAAGATCTAATTCCTTTTGTTGATTCTTAACAAGAGCATCAGTACCAAGAACATCATTAATATTATAATCTGTTACAAGTGCTATCTCATCACGTTTAATACGATAACTCCAATGAATAGGTAAGTCTTGAATACGATACCATTTTAGAACTATCATAACAGCTTTAAGAGCAACAAATGTAGCATCAAGATATAGAATCTTTTGAATATCAAAATCGGTAAAAGGACGAAAATATCTACGACCTTTATAAAAATCAAGAAGTCTACGATATGTTTTACCACCCATATCCTTATCAACAGCTTTCTGAGAATGCTCGAATAGAAATTCAGTTATATGTTGCTTCCTACCATAAGTATCTTCTCGAAGACCAGTCTTCCAATCAAATGTAGGAGCATAATGAATAAATATATCAAGCATAGTCATATCATAGTTAAAACTATTATAACCAATGATAATTTTATGAGATTTAAAAAACATATAAAGACCTTCAATACCACTACTAATATTATTAGAATCATCCCATGAAGCAGGTGTCATATTCTGACGTTCAAATTTATCTTCATGATAAGCTCTATAAATAATAAAAGTCTTAGCACCCATAGCTTCAAGAATAAGACGTTTATCTTCTTTATTCTTAGCTATATCAGCAGCAATATATAAATCAATAATATCTTGAGGAACACCGTAAGGAATAAAGCTAGCCTCAAACATATTAGGATAAACTTCTAAATCATATATCCAACTAGTAGTAGGTGATTTATTAGTAGCCATTTATTTTAAAATAACCCATTGATTAACAAATTTACGATAAGCAATAACAGCAGTATCATATGCTCTATCGAGATAACTATAATCATTATTCTTACGCATATATTCAAGACTCATAGTGTAAATATGTATCTTACCATTAGGAAGCACATCAATACCTTCTCCACCTTTAGGAAAAGCTTTACCTCCACTAACAATAAAATACGGATCTTTACCATAAGTTATGAACATACTAGGTTCAACTCTAGCAATCTCTCTTTGAAGTCTAGGAAAACATTCAGCAATAGCTTTCGCATTAATAGTCTGAAATGTACCACATTTAACAACAGAAGTAATATACGATAAAGCAAGTAATTTCTTATCTTCAAGAATACGTCTAATGAATTTACCTGTGTTACCACTAAGTACGTATTTAGTCTTTCTATCAGCAGGACTAGGAGCAGCAACTAAATGTAGGATAGTTCCGCTCCCTTCCAGTCCTTGTCCCCTACTGGGGATTAGAGAGTTCCGCACGCATAGATCACACTTATCACAATAATCATCTTCACGTAATTCATCAGACGTATCTTCAAACATATTAGAAAATCTCGTTTGCATCAGTAATTACTTTTAGCAGAAATAGCTTCAAATAAGTTACGAGGAAAAAATATATGACGAGGATTCTCAGCAACAATAGAAATTTCAACATCATAACCGTCAAAATCAAAATCATATTCTTTAGAATCAAAATCATATTTTTCACAAAATCCACCAAAAGTAATAGGTGCAGCTACAACAAGAGCATCATCAATCATGTATTCAGCTTCACCTAAATTATCATATTCTTTTTTAGTTAATGCCATATCAATAACATTTAGTAAAACTTTGCAAACCCCAGTAGGGATGAAGGAGTGGTAGGGAGCGGAGCATCTGCACCTTACAAATCAAACATATCAATAGCCATAATATCAGGTATAAATATAATATGATAAGGATTATAAACACATTCATAACCTTTATCAAGATCATCAAATTCATCAGAATTTATATTATACCTCATCTTATATTCTTGAAACGTACATCGAGTAATAGTCAAAGCAATACCATTAATCAAAACGTCTGTAGAAATTGGCAATCTATTTTCTGTCTTCTTCGGTAGTATCGGCATAAACAGAAGTTCCGTCTTCGTATTTCAGAGTTGAACAAACAACAGCAGTAAGATCATATCCTTTAAGATTAGCTCTAGCTTTAAGGAACTCCATCTTACCAACGCTATCAACATTTAAACCACTAGCAAACAAATGTTCTTCGAGAACTTGAACAGCACTCATAGAACATTGCTCAGCAACCCAAGTAATAGGAACCATCCAACGATTATGAATAATACGTTGATTACTACCCATACCACAAGGAGCTGCCCAGCATTCTTTCAGAACATAAATCTTATCTATATTCTGAACTTGTTCTTCACTTGTAAGCATAATTTAATGTTTAAATACTTTATCAAATTCATTTTCTTTCATAAGAGTCATATAACCCTTAACAGGAATATTAAGTGCAGATCTTTCAATAATAATAGCTTTTGTACCATATCCTTGATCATTTATAGCAAGAATATAAATTTTATCATTACCTAATTTAGAAATGCAATCATCACAAAGATCTCCTATAATTTTTCTAGGAGCTTCTTTATCTCCTTTAAGTTTACCTAATAGAGCAATACCTGTTTCTTTGTCACAAATAGGACAAATAGTAATACTTGGATTAACTCCATGTTTTTCACTAACTCTAATACCTTTACTCATAATTTTAAATAAGCGTGTTTAGTAGCTCTACTCATAGCAACATAGAGAAGTCTAAGAGCTTCACTAGGATTACGACGAATACGTTTACCCCATTTAGTTTGAAAATATATAATATCATCCAAATCAATGCATACATTCTCAAATGTTGAGCCTTGTGATTTGTGGGCTGTAATACCGTATCCATAATCAATATCTTTCGTAACAAGACGATTCTTATTAGCAGAATTAAGTCTGAAATCAGTCATAGTAAGATGAATATCCTTAAATCTAAAGTATCTAAACCATCTACTACGATCAGTACCAGTAAGAGCTTTATAATGAATTGCATTTAGCATAGCACCGAAGTTATCCATGTTAGCAGAATCCCAGAAATCTATAATTTTAAACATAGGAGTAACTTTACCATCAAATGCAGATCTAAGTGTAATACAATAACAAGCCAGACCATTATCTGCAATATAATACCGAACATCATGAACAACATAATCTTCACTATTAATAATAATGGGAGATTTATATTCATCAAATACAGTACGATATGCAGTAAACATATCATCTTTTGTTATCATACCTTGAGGATTATTCAGAACACCATCACGAATAAAAGTATTCCAAAAGCCAATACAATCATTAGTAAAAGCAATAAGTCGAACATAATTAATATCCTTACTAAAGTTATCAGAACTAAACATTTCAATAACCTTATTACGGAAATCAAGTTTATTCATAATAGTAAAACCTTCACCTTGAGCATTAACAGCTTCGCGAGTTTGAAGAATATACTGATAGAAATTAGCAGTACCATTAATCAAATCAGAGCGAATAATACCAAACAATTCAAGCAAAGGATTACCAGCTTCTTGTCTAACAATTTGAGTTAAACGAAATTGAACATCAGTGTGAGTAAAAGAAGGACTAATACGATTATAAGTATCTTCTTTTCCTTTTCCTTTAGCGACAACATAAGGAATCTGAAGTTCATCTCCTAAGAATAAGAGTTTACATCGACACTGAATAGCTGTCTTTATAAGTAGATTAAACAGACCGGGATTAATCATAGAACATTCATCAATAATGACAAGTCTATAACCTCTCATTTTCTGTTCACCTATAACCTTAAAAGAAGGATTCTCAATGTTATAATCTTCAATATCTACATCAGGTCTAAGACCACAAAGAGATTGAATGGTCATACCTTTCTTACCAGAACTATTTTCAAGAACTCGAAGAGCTTTATGAGTTGGAGCTGTAACACAAACCTTTTCAATTATCAAATAACGTACAAGATGACGCATGATAAAAGTTTTACCAGTACCAGCATAACCACTAAGAGTAAAACTTATAGATTGTGATTGCCACCATTGCCAAATAGCATTAATAGCATCTTCTTGTTGTTCTTTAAAATAAGAAACGTTAATACGTTTGGCAGACCTAAATAGCGCATCTTTATTAAAATCAGAACTCATCTACAACAATAAATCTTTCAGATTTAAGACGATAATCAGGTTCACCATCAGGTTCATTAGGACAACAAGCATGTAAATCCATAGTAGAACAATCAGGATGTTTATCATTATAACCTCTAAAATTCACATCTATAAGATAAGAACCTTTTTCAGTTACATAAACTATACCAGATACAGTATCTCCTACAGCTTTAATTTTTATTTTAGGTTTATCTGTAGTATCCATAATTTAAAAGGGTTTTAAAATGTATTTACAAGCAACATCAATAGTATTGTAATAACGAACAAGCGGGTGGATAGGTTCAGTAATTATATACACATCAACAACCATTTGTCTTCCGTTAATACTTTTGATAACAGCTCCTCCATTAGGGAATATAGAAATTGTGACATCATAAACAATATCGAGAAACTCCAGAACCATTCCCAATTGCATACGCCAAGATAACGTAGTAGCAAACTCAATAAAATTACCACTACCATTAGTGACTTGGAGAAGATAACGTTGAAAAGCAATACTAATATCTTCATAAGGTTTAAGTAGGTTCAACAAAGACGTCTCCATTAGCTGTAAATTCTATATCGTTATTATCACAATACTCAACAACATCTTCTTCACTAATCTCATAAAACCATTTATAACCTTGATGTTCAAACTTACCACAAAGAGCTTTATACCAAGTAAGAAATATATCTTTAAGCTTAGTAAAATCCTCAGCATACATCCAGCTACTATCTTCAAATTCAACAGTAACTGTATTGCAATGATTATACATTCTATCAAATTTATAGAAATTAATAGAATAAATACAATCTTCACAAGACTTAATAAAATCTTTATCTAGCTTAGCAATACTCTCTTTAATATAAAGAATCTCAATAGCTTTATTCCACGTAATACTACCGGTAAAACAAAAACCATCTCCTTGACAATTACCAAGACTATAATAAACCTCGGCTTTTTCAATGCCTAAAACATCAAGAGTATGCTTAACAGAATCAGTAAAACCTTGAGCATCACGTGTGGCACTAAGAATGTGATCTTTAACAACTTCTTTAGCCTTATCATTAAGTTCAGCATACCTATAAACAGGCACTTCAATTTTAACTATCCTCATTTTGGCTCATTTTAGACCCATAGAGACACTTTGTATTAAAGTGAACCAATTGGTTTATTTCAATACAAAAGTGCCTCTACGAGCTTGTATTAAAGCGTAGGCAGCTTCTTAATGGTTAATTCACTCCGGCGTTCCTCGGTAATATCCCGATGCTTAAAGATGTAGTGATTAACAGATTCTTGTTTAATGTTATCAAGAAGAAAATAAGTAAACTCCTTACCATTGAGAACAGTAGTAGTAAGTTTACCAAAAATAGGAAGACCTTCTCTAAAAGGAACAAAATTCTTGAGATCAGCCTTAGCTTGATTCATTTCACGAATTGTACCCGGAATCCAATACTCATTATCGAAACCACTAAATTGATGTTTCGGAATGTTTGTAATAGGAACAGAGATAGGAACAACGAGTTTAGCTTCATTGTTTGCTTCATCTTCTTCACGAACAGCAAGCCACTGATAATGATCTTGACCTTCAAGTTTACTATAAGTAGCTTTCCATTTGCTCTTATGCAAACGATAAAAAGCATTACCATTAGAATTAGCTTCAGATTTTGTTTTACCTTTAGCTTCAACAGTCTTTGCTTCACCACTTGCAACAAGATTCTTTAACGCATCAAAATTCATAACATTAAATAAATCATATTTATCTTTTTCACCAAGAGTTACATCATTACGATTAACAAGAAGTTCTTCTTTCTCATCATCAATACGAGTAACTAAGAACTTAGAACCGGATTTCTTTTCTTTAACTTTAACAAGTCTTTTAGTAGAATCATATAAACTGTAACGGTCAACAACTTCAAGACTTGTAATAGTGACAGTATCACCACTTTTAAGCATAGAATAAACCGGAGATACTTCACCGTATAGAGGATTACGACCTTCTTTAGTACGAATAAATTCACCAATATAAGATTCTTCTGCACCTTTAGCAAATGTAAGCATAGGAGTAAAAATCTTCTTATAATTCTGATGATTAATGGAAATAGGATTCCCATCAACAATTGCAATCAACTTGATTACAGATTCGCCATAAGTACGAATAGCATCTTCACGAGTCATAGTTTGCTTAGCAAGCTTAATGACTTTACCGTCTTCGAAATAAAACGAAATAATCGCTTCATCGCCATTCATACGGCTAACATAACCAAGATGATCATTGATCAACAAATACATCCCTTGCTTTAAATCAGCAGAGATAAGAGAATAAGTAAGATTTGCTTTCATATTTAAATTTCAATTTTCGTAATCGTAAAAATACCTTTAACACTTTTAGTAATAGCCTTTTTACAATAATCCAACAATTCATTATCTAATGGTTTAGTAAAGTCATATAGTTTAAACTGTTTAGGAAGTGTAACAAGTCTATTATAATTTTCATAACCATCTGTATAATAACAAACAACAGAAATTCGATTCTTAACCGACCATAACTGATTATTATACAGAGTGACAGTTTTGCTACCAATATTAACTTGAGAAGTATCAGCACTCTCATCAATAGATACAATAGTACCATAGATTCCCCTAGAGGTAACAACTCTATCACCAACAACAAAGTCTATTTCAGTCATAATATATACTTTAGTATTAGCATCACTCCATGTAGCATTTCCAGACCCCAGTAGGGAGATAGGACTGGAACGGGGCGGAGCTTAGAGCATACCTTTAAAATCAATAGTAACTACTTTATCATCTTTAACAGAATGAAGAATACAATAATCAAGTTCATTAATTGTACAACCAAAAGCATCTGCAACAGCTTTAGGTAGTGTTTCAATTGCGGCTTCCCATCCACCTTCAACAATTGAAAAGATACCACCTTTATCGCCACGAGATAATGCAAATACACCTTGTCCTTTAAATCTCTCAATATGACCTTTATTAAGCATAACTGTATAACCACAATTTAAGCAGCTATTAACTGTACTTTTAATATTGGTACTAAATTTATGTTCACCACAGCAAGGACAATTATTAGTCATACAATTCTCACGTTCTCTAGTAACAATAAGATTATTCTGAATAACTTCAAAAGCTTTTTCTATATCCATTCTGTATAACAATCACAAGGTTTACGACGAGTATATTTATTAGGAGTATTCCATTCTACAGAATCATATTGAACATAATCAGTATCAGGATACATCTTTTCAATAGCAGCTCTCGTCGAAATATCAGTTCCATAAATGCGAACATATTTATTTCTAAGTCTCGTAGAACATGGAAATGTAAAATAGAAATTACCTTTATCACTTTCATGAACTTCAGAAACTTCTTTATGTGCATCTTTAAATCCACATATATCTGCAACATTAAGTCCAAGCTTTTGCCAATACTCTTTCTTATCATCAAATATCTCTTGAAATGTACGAGAATTATCATTTGAATTAAGAACTTCATCAACATCTTTAACTTTAAGTCGTAAATTAGCAATCTTAGCTTTATCTCTGAAGACTTTAGCATCTTCAATTGCTTTCTCAACTTTAGTAATAAAATGCTGTGATTTAACATTAGTAAAACCTTTATTAAATATTGCAGGATTGAAATAAATACAAACTAAACAACGAGGGTCATTACCCCTACGCTGCCTAGATTCGCAATTACTGCATTCACCACTCATTATCTCACACCATTACATTGAGCAGTTCGGAATGTAATAGCACCATCAATCGCAATTGTTTTAATTGTAATCGAAGGCATATCACAAAACAAACTATCAACAACAATATTCAATATCTTTCGAAAGCCATCCCACGGACGAACAGAACGATGAATAGTTTCCCAGCAATAACTATAAAACATTTCACGCTCTAAACAATCAGCAAGATGTCTATGATCTTTACCGCCTTTATCTAAGTGATAATTAATAGCCTTATCAATATCACTTTGTTGAATAACAAATGTCTTTAGATTTTCTTTTTTCGCCATATAATAAGAAAGATTAATAAATAGATTAATAACTACGTTTGAAACTCAAACATCATAAAGCCTACAAAGATAAGCATTAATTTTGACTTAACCTAATAATCAAACACTTATCTCGGTGATAATGCAATTACAGATGCGTCTTGTAATAGACCTACAACCGAACAAAATGATTCAAGTGCAAATGCAATTAATACGATTCCACCTAAAACAAATAGTGATAACACTAATGCTATCATCATTTGAACGTACCAAACCGTTTCCATTCGGTGATAATACATATAACCTATTGCCTCTACTAAGAATATAGCTAATACAATTAGTAATGCTATTGTAAACCATAAAATAATAAAATGTATAATCATTGATTCTCTTGTCTTTTTCTAATTACATTGTTAATAACTCTGAGGATCTTCTTTTCAGCGTTCTTTCTATTCAACGCCCACATATAAACGCATTTGTCCTCGTAAATGACGCTACGTGTCTTTTTAGTACAATCACCTTTAGACGTCCATACTAATTGCTCTTTAATTGTTACTTTTGCGGGTTTTAATTCTCCCGTTTCTGTGTTAAATTGCCATAGTGTTGAACCCGGTCTATATTTTATTGAACCTATGTGCTTGTACTCTTGCTGCACTTGCTTTACAAACTCAGTCTTGTCCTTATCTGGAAGCAAGCTAGGTTTAAATATGTCACTGTTCATGCACTTGATAAATGTATTCTATTTTAAATACTACGGCTTTTCCATCTTTACGTCCACCCGGCAAACATCGACACCCTTGACAGTCTTGTAATAACTTTAAATCACATTGTATTGCTGCACATTGGAATGCTCGTAAAGATGATTCTTCTGCATATACTAATGCTTCAAACTTTTTTGTTGTACCTTTTCTTATAAGTGGTACTACGTGTGGTTGATTATCAACTGGCACATACGTATAGTTTGTTGCATCTACTTTAAATTGAGATAGAAACTTTTTAGAATATTCCATATACTCATACTGTTACAAGCAATGCAGTACCCTGTGGTAGATACATCATTGGTGTTACATGTAATGGTGTAAACTTCATCTTAGCTGATGATAATATCTTTTTAGCTGTATTAAATGCTGCTGCATCTTTAAATACAACTACTGCGCTATTAGCATCATTACTACGAATACTAATAACATCCTTAATGGTTGCTTTGTTCACTTGTGCTACTTGTACTTCCATAATTACAATTTATTTAATTAATAACTGTTTGTATCCTTTTATTCTCATTCTTCTAAACGCACGTTCGGATACAGTTAAACCTACGTTAGATAAGTTTAGTCTTGCTAACTTTAATGCTTCTTTATCTTTGAATTTTATTTCTACCTCATTGAGATCTTTTTCTTTCACAGATACAACAGCTATTACTGATGTTGTACATGATTTTGATTTTATTTGTATATACATCTTTTAAGGCATTATTGCGATTACTTGTTTATACTCAAATTCAATAGTTAATGGATATATAGAAGTGAAGTTTATTCCATTGACTACTAATTCTAAATTTACACTATTACGTGTTTCCACTGAATCAAATGATACTCTTATTTTATCAAAGTATAATTCAATTTTCGTAATTTCAGATAAGCATACACATTCTGTTGCTGATATATCTGATTTTTCGTTTGTTGATACTATTACGAACATAAAATTTTGCGTTTACTTTTATTTATAATCGATTTTACCATACCGGAAGTCAGACTTGAAAATGCCATTTAAAACGTTTGCATTTGCTCTCTGTGACCTTAATTATATGGAGACAACCGAGAGGTCATCTCCATTAAACAAAGGCTCATTCTCAATATATGGCGGTCAAATCTTTACTATCAGTATTATTAAGAGTATTGCTATTATTGCTAATAACCATATTCTTGTTGCTGCTGAATATCTCTTTTCAGCTTCTAAGTACACTTGAAGTTCCTCATCATCCACATAGTCAAATAAGTATTTGAAATGTGCTGCTAAGTAAAATACAAATGGTACTAAGAAAAACACTAAACAATACAATACTTCTTCTATCGTATCATATGTCTTGATATATCTTTTAATTTCTTTGGTTGTGAGAAGTTTCTTTCTCATAATGGTAATGCAATTTAATATTATTCTATATGTATTGCTCTTTCACAATAACTTTCTATTGGTTCAACATTATACGGATCATATCCCCATATTTCTTGCATACGATTCGTATATTCTTCATAATCTTCTATACAATTATCCTCTTCATCAAAATAATGAAATTGAACATGAGATTCCTCATTAATTTTTATAGGCTTCTTCTCATATTTCTTTTTACGTTCTTCTGATTCGAGATTGTATATATACAAACGGAATAATAGAAATAATATTAATACTACAGCTAAAAATCCTATAAATGCCATAATTATTAAATATTAATATTAATATTACTTACGATGTTTCTCTCGATACTCCAATATTAATGGAGGTACAATTGCTAAAAATATAAATACTAATGCTCCTACTATTTCTTCTGTTGTAAAATAATCTTCCATTTCTAAAGTTATTACTATAGGGATGCTGAATGCTGCTCCTTCCAGTCCTTGTTCCCTATTGGGGATTGGAAAGCTTTACCGATTACCAAAGGTCTTTGCAAATACCTTCTTTGATTCTCTTGATATTACAAGTTTATGAATAATTGGATATTCTTTTACACTTATTCTTGTGAATTTACAAAAATCTTTGATTTTATTTCTTACTTTATCTGATGCTACTTTTATTTCTATTGTTTCATCTGATACTATACATTCGGTATCTTTGTGACACAATATTTCCATTGTCACATTATACCTTACACATACTATAGTTAATCTTATAACCATTATTGATAATATTAAGATTAATACTCATCATCATTTAGTCTCTCTAAAAGCTCCTTTGTTGTTATATTAGATTCTTTTATAGATACTTCTTGTAATTCTCTTGGATCTACTATTAATTCTTTTTCATCTACGAACTCTGTTACAGGTATATTGTTTTTTCTAAGAAACTCTCGTACTCCATGTCTTGTTCGTGACGATGTTAATTTAAGAACTAATTGGTAATCTACCCATGATATTGATGCTGTTACTGGAACTAACCATTCTGCTTCAATATCAGTTACAACTATTCTTAGAGTTCTCGATGTCATGTTTCCATTGTTCTAATTGGTTTTTATACTCTAAGTGATTTATCTCATACTCTTTGTTTCCACTGTCCATTACAACTGCAATTAAATTCTTATTTAATGTCACAATTGATTGATCAATTTCTGCTGAATACGAGATAAAGTGCTTTGCTTCTCTATGTACTAAGAATAATATTGAATCACTTAAACTATTTGCAATTGCTTTTGCTGCTTTCTGTTTAGTGAATATTAATTCGTTTCCATATACTACGAATACATCATAAGTTACTGCTATGATTTCATCTGTTATTCGGTCTTTAATATATACTACCATACGCTTAATGTTTTAAATGAAACTAATACTACAAATTCAATGAGATATAGTATTAGTTATAAAGCTTAAATAATTAATCTAAAAATATCTAAGTTTACTTCAAATCATATTGATACCAATTCGAAGCATTTTGATATTCAGAATGTTAATGCAAATTGTTTTGAATATGCTTAGGATTTATTGCGGATATTTCTGCGAATATTTCTAAAGCATTTAATAGCACACTGAATACTGTATACTCTATACTCCATACTCTTAATTATATTCAAATTGCTTTATTTTGCATTAATTATACTGAATATAACATTGATACAATTGTAAATATTAAGAGTTTTGTGAATACTCATTCTGATTCTAATTCAAATAATTCTGATATTCAAGGTTGA